AGCCGTCTATTGCAAAACCTGTGCTGCTTATTATTTTAGCAATGAATCTTATAGGAAAATAAAGGAAAAAGGCTTTCCTCTTTGTCAGATCATATCATATAACCAGTTTCTAATATATAGTAACACAGATATGAGTTCTGGTTTATCTGAAAAATCTATCCTTAATATCATGGGATACAATGTGAATAAGCAATCTAATCTTTCTGAATTTGATAGACACGCTATCCTTGACCGTGTTATATCGCTTAATATTATGAGTAAAAACGAAATCATAAGTTTTTTACTATGGAATATTGATAAAGCAGGTCGCAAGGAAAGTATGAGGGACGCAGTACGTAAATGGTCACGAGATATAGATTACCTAAGAGAGCCTATAAAACATGATAATATAGTTAATGTACGAAAATTAATTAAAAAGTAATATAAAAAATTGGGAGCCTATGATAATTCATAGACTCCCTTTTTTTATACCCTTTTGTTAGATTTCCCGCGGATCGCACGAATCACAGTCAGGGTGCTCATCGGTCCATTGACACAATGTGCAACAATACCGTGCTTCCCATGTGTCGCAGTGACATTCGCAGTCATCGCACGGAATATAATCTTCGTCTTCCATAATATCACTCCTTGTTTACACGTTTACGATTACAATTTTCACAGTATAGGCAAAGGCTTTCGCAGTTATGTTCACGGAGATACTCTGGAACTCTGCAAACTACCTTACCGTCAACCATTGTGTGCATTGCTTCATCCATTGGATACGAAGAAGATTTCTTTGCTGGCTTTGTATCCACCGCAAAGTCATCGTCACACAAATGTAAGATATCGTACAACTTTGGATACATCTGAGCAAGTAGGTTCAAGTGTTTTGAAACCGTAGACTGTGCAATTTTAAGCACTTCCGCAATTCTTGTCTGTTTATAGCCACTCGCTATCATACAAATAATTTTCCAATCAATAGGAGATAGCTTTCTCTTGAGCTGAGCAAAATATCCTATACGCTCCTGCTGATTAACTTTGGAAAAATAGATTTCTTCAGGACTACGTGGAACTCTTACATAGTCAGAAGGTAACGGTCTACTATCTTTCTTCCACTGGTCAAAAGATAATCGTCTTTGTAAATCACCGAGTGAAATAACACCATCATTGTAATCTTTGATGAACTGTGCAAGTGTATCTATCATACCGCCACCGCCTTATCAATAATAAACTTCTTATACTCTGACTTCTCAAAGCTAAAACGGGCGGCAACCTTGTCACCAAAGAAGGTACAGCGTTTGACAATGGAACCATCTGGTAACAGTCTGGCTCCCTTGTCAAATCTTGTAGCTTTCTCCTTTTCTTCAACGTATCTTACGTCATTAGAAAAGGATTTTAATGTACGCAATGTGCGTTCCTTGTCCTCTGTTTGAATGTTCAGCATCCAAAGATAGCCATCATCATTCAAATCCATGAGAACACGGATAATCATCTGCCAGTGCTCCCGAAACCACCACGGTCTGCATTGTGAAGACAATTAACAACGCTGATAGACAATGGTTTCTGTTTCTTCGTAACACGAAACTGTGCAATGCGGTCACCTTCACGGATAACACCGTCTGCAAATGCAAGTGCTGGGAAATGCCACTGGTCATTATCGCCGCAGTACGCCTCATCAATGATACCCATGCTATTCGTCATAATAATGTGGTATTTTTTGAAGGTACTAGAACGTGGTAGCAAATGTCCTTCACAGTTCTTTGGAAGCTGCATTGCAAAACCAAGCGGAATCATAATGAAATCACCGGACTTATAATGAATGGTTTGGGCTGCCTTGACATCTATCCAATCACCGTGCTGTTCTACCTTGCAGTTAGGATTGAAATACTTAATCTTAACAATGCTAGACTCCTGAATAACAACATTATAACCATCAATCCAAAATGAATTATTTATCTTATACATAATTCCTTCAGGACAACTACCGACTTCTGTGATGGTCCCATATTCTCCTTCATGGGAACCACCAATAACCTTTACATAATCATTTACTTTCATCATTCGTCCCCCAATTTAACCCCACAGTAAGGGCAATACTTAAAATTAGAAATGGTTCTGGTTGAATTAAGTTTGAATTCTTCCAAATTCCAACTGGATTCATTGCTCCACATGGTGTTACTACGCCATCGAATACTTATTTCTTTTGGCATTTCTTCGCACCTGTGCGTGTACGTGAAATCTCGCATAGATACCTAGCCTTTCCACGGGCAGCATCGTCAGCGTAGGATAGCAAATGAAAACCTGTGCTACCATCGAAGTCTTTAAAGGCTTCATCGAACACCGTGGAAACAGAAGGGTTAGCCTTCTGCAATTCCACGAGTTCCATGGCACGTTTAGACCATTCTGCATCGCTGATAATGTTGTCGTTCATTTCATAATAGATAATGGAATGTATCATTATCTGTAAACGTAATGCTTTAATACGTGCTTCAACGTCCATATTAATCACACTTACTGTAACCACAGTTACTACAAGTAAAGCATTTACCTTCAGGACGTAATGTTTTCTTGCCACACTCTGGGCAAGTTAAGTAGGTATCATGCTCGATATTTTCATCTACAGTATCAATCATGGCTTCCATTGCATCTGCAATAGCATTTCCGCATGAAAGACTAAGGGTCTGCCCCTGCCTACGTAATGCCTGACACGCAGGACATTTATTAGCACGGAGTTCTTCAATAATATTGGAAACCTTGATACCACTGCGGAGTGCTAATGAAACCAATCGGGTGATAGTATTGATATTTGCCTGACATCCACCGCTTGCGTTTGTAAATACCTCGAAAATATCATTACCTTCTTTATTTACGGTGACATACATGGAAGGTACACAGGAAGAACGCTGCTTAAATGTAGAACCATCTACCCGATACTTGTCTCTACGCTTAACTGGTTCAATAACATTAAACTGTGGTTTATCATCATCTACCCCAAGGATATTCCCACGTTTACAACCATCGCGGAATACTGTTATACCTTTGAGACCCTGTTCCCATGCCATAATATAAATCTTTCTAATGTCTTCCCAAGTAGCTTCATTAGGGAGATTTACGGTAGAGCTAATTGCGTTATCAACGTAATCCTGCATGATTGATTGAAGAACAACACGTTCAGAATATGGAATCTCATGTGACTCTACAACGAATGGGAAGCGTCTCTTGATTTCATCTACAGTAATACTCTGTGGATCAATGTTATGATAGTGAAGTAAATCTTCTACTCCCCTAGCGTAAACAAAGAATGTCTTTCCAGCATCCTCTGTAGCGTGGGATGTTCTCTTGTATGCCACCTGATACATAGGCTCAACACCACCAGTGAATCTACCTGCAAACAAGCTGATAGTGCCAGTTGGTGCGATGGATAACAGTGAGCCATTACGGAGACCGTATTGCTTAATCTTGTCGTACAGTGGACTATCCATAAACATCTGAATCAACGGAGATTTAGAGGTTTTCTCCCAGTCGTACTTGGCGAATGTTCCTTTGGTCTTGGCAAGGTTAGCACTCTGACCCAATGCACACCCTAAGATAAACTCCATCACATCAGAGATAAATTGTCTTGACTCCTGAGAACCATAGCGGATTTTCATGGCTACCAGTGCATCTGCGAGACCAAAGACACCAAGACCAATGCTACGCCAGTCACGGATAACTTCACGGTTTAAGTCAAGTGGTTGCATATCATAGCCATAGTCAAGAATTTCATCAAGCATGGTTACCGCATTACTAACAACGTGAGCCAGTTTATCCCAGTTTACCTGTGCATTATCACTGAACTTATTGTCAATCATGTTATACAGATTGATTGAGCCAAGGTTACAACTATTACCACCAGTGCCAAAGAACTCAGCACATGGATTTGAGATGTCTATAGGGTAATCCTCGTATCCTGCGAGTAACTGGTAGTTACGTACACGGTCAATGAAGATACAGCCGGGGTCACCGTAATCCCAGTTTACCTTACAGAAGTCCTCGAAAAACTTTGCGGCATCGGTTTCCTTGTCGATTACCTCATGTTCTGACTCAAAGTGTAACTTGAACATTCTATGCTCACACACTGCTTTCATGAATTCATCAGTGAACTTAATAGAGATATTCATGGAGGCAAGTTTTTCATTATTCTCCTTGATACGAAGGAACTCATAGATGTCTGGGTGGTCACACCGTAAACCTACCATTAATGCCGCCCGTCTACCTGCCTGACCAATGATACCACCTGTGATGTCGAACAATTTAAGAAAACTTACTGCACCTGTACTTGTTCTTGCACTGTTATTTACCTTGGAATCCTTTGGTCTAAGGTTATCCAGTGCCAATCCACATCCACCACCGTAACTACTAATGCGAGCAATGTACTTCGCAGTATCAAAGATGGATTCGATGTTGTCGTCTGGAGTAGGGAGAACGTAACAGTTGGACATTGACATCTTACGCTTACCCTTTAATCCTGCGGCTGCTAGTGTACGCCCTGCTGGCAGGAAGTCTGCGTTCTCAATGATTTCCCTTGCACATGGCTGAATCTCTGGTGAGAATATAGAAACCACGCGGTCAATGAACTGTCTAGGGGTCTCATTGTCTTGCAGATATTTCTTTTGCATTATTCCTTGGCTGATTTCGTTGTCATAAAACATAACTCTGTACCTCCATCGTTAATATCATCAAGCATATTTTTGAATGCTTCCGTAGCTTTCTCTCGGTCAGAGTATGTTATGACCACCTTATCGCCCTGAACGCTAATATTTCTAATCACGCTTCCACCCGTCCCTTTCTTTGTCGAACTTACGGATTACAATTTCTACTCTTGGGTGTTCCCGGTCTATATCGTAGTCAATATAACGAACCAGTGCATATCTATCGTTGTCATAGACTTCTGCGTGTTCCAACATATCACACAATGCTTTAGCACTGTTGTTTACGTCACGCTTACGGGCATCGGGGAACAAGGTATATACATCGACTACCACCTTCTCCCCTTGTGTTGTATGCCACTTCTGATTTCTCATTTGCCTACGCACGGTATCCTCTGCTTCCGCAAACCATGCCTTTGCCTTCTTTGTACGTACACGCTTACCGAACTTGGTATTCATGTACATACTGTTGACACTAGGTATAGACGGAATCACCAAGTGTAACTCATCACTCATTACAGTGAAGCTCCTGTGCCAACTGTTTAGCCATCTTCTTAGCACAAATAATCTCATTAGGTGCTACAAGTTTGTTCGTCAATGCACTGTAGATTGTACAAAGCTCCTCTACGTTTAACTCCAACGTAATTGTAATGTTACTTCCTGTCTTCATTTGACATCACTCCTTATAAAATGCTAGGCTCCCAGTCCTCTGGTGGAATATCAGTTGCAGGGTCAACGAGTTTCCCTGTCTTTGCAATTTCTGACCACCACATATACTGCTTAGCCTTCTGAATATCACTGTGATACTGTCCCTTGTAGTTCGCTCTCAGGATATACTTAATTGCATTACCCTTGCAGAACCCTTGGAACTCATCAGCGTTCATCAACTGTTGCATTACCTGAATCGGTGTAAAAGCAACGTAATGCTTCTGTTCATTAGCATAACCGCTCATGCTTATGCTCCTTTCGTAACTGTCTAATCCACTTGCGTATTGACCGTCTACGAATCTTGTCGAGACCAAGCCAACTCACCGCTTCTTTAGGTTCGTACCCTTGCCTTATAATGGCGTTCAGTGCTCTGCCTAAGAGTTTGTACTTAATAAAACTAGGGTACTTCTTAGGTACATTGCACATCTTGTACACTGCTACTAGCTGTCTTCCTCTCATGCTTTAACTCCTTCACATGACGGATAATCTCACGACCAACAATGTCTATGTTGCGAATAATCTGGTCATACCAGTCAATCTTCTCGAACCTATCGGTAGCACGGGGGAACGGTGGACCAACTGAGATTTCATATTCAACCTTGGACCACACTGAAAGCATAATGATACGCAGTCTTTTAATGTACGCGTCCCAACCCGTGTATACCTTGTTGTCCCAGTAGTCTTCATACGTGAAGTTCTTTTTATCTCGCAGGAATTTCCTTGCAAGTTTAACGGAAGCCTCATAGACATAACCGTGACTAAACAGGTTCTCCCATTCCATCTCGCGTGTGTTAACATCATAGGTCATTACATAGTATTCAAGTTTGCTCATGTAGCCACCCCCAGAGAAGTATTGCAGCTATGAGCCACGGAAGCATACGCACGGATTCTTCAATGACAATCACCAGAAGCCTTGCTATAACTTTTTTCATTTCAACACCTCCGACAGTAGATAACCACACAGGAACCATGGACCAAATGCCATAACAATGACAAACAACCAAAACAACAATCTCATGTTGAACTTAACTACCTTACAGGTATACTCAACTATCTTGTCCATGTTGTTCACCTCCGTAGTTCTCTTGGTAGTATGGGCAGAACTGGTTTACACTACACCAATCCCTGCACTTACGGTCTGGGTATGTCTTACTGGTGTCCCATCTGTCACGCTTACTGCATATCGGTGGAAGCGTATTGGTCTCCAGTGCGGTCATCAGCATATCGTACTTCTTCTTCATATACATACGAACCCAGTGTGCTGAGATAGGATGTATAGGAATCAAGTACGCTTGTTGTTCTATGCCATAGCTTTTCGCTGTCTTATCAAGACCACCACGGACAAACATATTTACAAGTATTTTATCTACTTGAAGGTTATGCTTCTCCATAAGGTACTTATAGTACGAAAGCTGTATTGCTATCTCGCGAACATCACGGACACCGCCGGGAATAAACTCTTGCTTCCACTGTTCTGTTCCCTTGTTTTTACCGCGTGTTGGAATGTATTTCTTCCACACACTGTGGTATCCCAGTGCCTTTGCAATGCGGAAAGCACCGAAGAACTTCCAGTCATACAGTGTTTTATTCGCACAATCATACGCATCAAACTGTCCTGATGTAATGTCATCCTCAAGTCTTACCTCTGCTAACCAACCGTTAGGCTGATGTTCTTCAAAGGCTTTATGACTGTTAGTTCCAATCATACTTGCAGTAACACCCATTGGATCAATGTAGTAGTCATTGACTATCTCAAGGTAAGCAGGAAGTGTAGGCTTAATAAGCTGTGTAACACTAGGCTTACCTCGCCATGGTCTTGTATCTCCTGCGGATAACCTTGCAGGTAATGCCATACACTGGTGGTCACATCCTGCAAAGCATTGTTTAAACGATACAGTGTCACCGTTTGGACACTTAAATCCTATCGCTGGCATTTTTATCCTCCTCGCTAACAAATTCTCATAAACGATAACAATATGAACAAAGAGAAACAGGGTGTTACCACCCTGCTAACACTTTCTCTTATATGATAACACAGGTGTATAAATTACTCAACTTCGAGTTTCGCAAAAATCTTCAGAATATCTTTAACCTCAACATCTAAATCTTTTGCTATCATCTGAGTCGTATGATAAAGCGATGCCAATACACTATTTGAATCGCCCTTCACACTTACACTAACGTTACCTGGGTCATCTGTTGTTACTACCGCTAAGATTGCAGTGGTTACTTTATCGCTTTCCATTGCATCTTTAATGCCTTCTTCAATGTAGTCCATTGTATTCCTCCTATAATTTCTCATGTAACCTACTGGTTGCAGGGTCATACTCAAGTTTAAAGATTGTATTAGCATTGCGAACCTCACGAGCCTTGGTAATCTTTAAAACCGTGTCATACTTCTGTTCTTCACGCTCTATCGGTGACAACCCTGCATTTAACGCAGGTCTCCAAATGAGTATAATGTAGTCCGCAGAATTACCGATTGCACCAGAACCCATAAGGTCAGCTTGGTTTGGCTCATGGAAGTTACCATTACCTTCCTTGGATTGACTAGCTTTGCGTAGCTGACTAAGCATTACTAAGGTCACACCCATCTTTTTCGCAAAGGCTTTCATCTGTCTTGCAGTGACATCCTGTTCTTCAATCGTGCTGACATTCTTCATGTACTGAAAGTAATCGACAGCAACAATATCAATCGGGATATCTTTGTTCTGCATGAGTCGAACATAGTCTTCCATGTTCTCAAAGGTAAGACTGTTCTTATCAATGATGAACAGGTTCTTACGCAGCTTATCAGTGATAAGGTTGTAGGTCTCAGGGTGTTCTTTGATATACTGTAGAACTGTATGTCTAGGCACTTGAACCACCTTGGCAACAATGACCTTCATAATGTCCTCTACTGGCATTTCCATGGAGAAGAATAGTACCTTCTTGTTCTCCACGATACACCAGTGTAAAATCCACTCAGTTAGTAGGTCCGTCTTGCCACTGAATGAATAAGCTCCAAGAACTACAACGTCTTTCTTCGCAAACCGTATGGTCTCATCGATGTTCGTAAGACCAGTGCCAAACTTTTCTTCTTCCTGCTTATTCTGTAGCTTCATATAAGCAGCATCAATAGATACCACGTCTTGCAATTTTTCTTCCGCAGTATCGTTCTTGACATTCAACAGTTCACGCACAAGGCTAACATCACGATTCCATGCTTTAGCAAGGTATTCTGCAATGTCTGCACGGACCATTGGGTTTCGTACAGTACCCATAAACTCCATAATGTTCTTCTCTTGAACATCACGGTCAGGTTCGGAGTTAACCATCTGCTTGACACAGTACAGATCAATGGACTCATAAGTACAATCCTTGGCTATATCCTTGCCACCCACTACCATATCATTGAAGTCCTTGTATCCGTCTGGGATAATCGCAACTTTTACAATGATATTCGGTGCTTGTTTACGGAACAAATCGCGAGCACGTAGAACAAACTTACTTGCCTTGCCGTCATTGTCTGGGCAAAGAACAACCTTTGCTTTCATAGGAGTTACAATGTCCTTAATCTTTTCGATGTGCGACTTACCTACTGATATCCCACAGTAAGCAACACAACAGTTTTCCTGTTGAATTGCAGAGATAGCATCAAGAGCACCTTCGCAAAGCATGAGTGTCTTTGTATGCCGCAGAAACTTTTGTGCCTGTGGAAGCCCAAAGAGAAACTCACCTTTAACAAAGAGACCATCAATGTTCTTACTATTCTTATACTTAGGCATCCTATCGAAGAATCTGTATAAGAACGCTACCGTGCGACCCCATTCGTCTTGCATTGGAATAGACAGGGCTGACAGTTTATCGCTGTAGCCCAAGCCAAATGTCTTAATACTTTCATCGGTTATCCCACGCTTATGCAAGTAATCTATAATGGTTGGCAACTGTCTTTGCATTGATTTTGCCCACATAGCATTGCGTTTTACAATATCTACTTGCTGACGATACTCCTCGCTGTCATCCAGTGTAATACCAAAGTCATCACATAACTGGTGTACTGCATAGTCAAAAGTAACACTGTCACGCTCCATGACAAAGTTAATGATATTGCCACGAGAACCACATGAGAAGCAGTAATAAGTATTACTGTCAGGAAAGATAACAAAGGATGTAGGGTTATCACCATGATGTATAGGGCATTGACAACGGTATGTTCCATCGCTTGCCAATTGAGCATCAGGGATATACTCAACTAAAGACTTGTGTAACAGTGTATCAATGTTCATAATTACTCCTCGTACTTCAATAAGAACTTAGGGTTAATAACCTTGAAGGACAATCGCCCACCAACGAACCTATGGTCTGGCACGATAATGTTTTCATACGGGCGAATAACAATGCCTTCACGCTGTACGTTCTTATTAATTTCAGACTTACCAACAGATAACTCAACGAGTCTATCTACGTCATCTGTAAGTTTAATACTATCAACCAAAGGGACTGTAGGAATATCTAAGCTACGACATATAGTCCGCATTTCAGCAGGTGGTACATAGCCCCCGTCCTTGTTAATCATATTGAATACATAGATTCTATAGTCATCAAGTTTATACTTATTGCCCTGAATCTTAGGTCCAATAATCTCGCCCTGAAAGACAGTGTTAAACGGTACAAACTTCATGGAATCATAGAACTTCATAGCAGTCACATACATGATATCCTTTTCGTCAAGGATTTCCTTGTTCCGACTGCATACATGGAGTTTACGCTTCTTGTCTACCCAGAATGTTACAGAAGAACCGTCGAGCTTTTCAGTGACATCACATACAGTTCCCTTATATACACTAAGGACATCCTGTAATACCTGCACACGGGTCTCGTCGGTCTTGTTAATCCAAGAAGGGAACTCTGCTCTCAGTGGTTTGTAGATAAACTTACGCCAGAACCAACGACCAATGCGGAATCTCATGTACCACTTATTGTTCTTAGGTTCTTTCACTACATACCAAGGGTCAGCCTGTGGTTCCCATTTCTTAGCACCGAGAAATTCAGTAACATCATCGCCTTCACCAAATGGCTTATCATAACCTTCAAGTATACACAGTGGGAAAGCAATACCCTGTGATATCTGACCACGCAATTTCTTTGTGCGAATACGCTTACCTTCAAGGAAAGCAAAGTATTTATTGTCAGCAGGGAAGATAGTATCAATCTCACCGTACACACAAAGGTCGCCTTCCTTGAACTCACCCTTCTTGACTACAACGTGCCAGCCAAGAATATCTGCTACTTCAATGTTATCAGCGTTTTCAATGGAACGAACCGCCTTCACTCTCTGAATCGTCACTAGCTGTCTCATCGTTATCCTCCTCAACAAGTCCGCTAAGCATAAGTATAATGAACTTTGGATTGACATCCTTATCCTTTGCCATTGCCTTAATCACTTCTGCAAGTAAGGATAATGTCTGCACACCATTACCTTTTACAATGGTACATACCTCATTGTTATCGTTATATACAACGTTAGCTACAATTGCATCTGCATTATCTGCAATAAATTCCAGTGCTTCTTTAGTCTTCATTGTTTTCCTCCTTGTCGTGCATGATTTTAGTGATAATCAAAAGTAACTCAACTACACTTACATCGAACCTCTCTGCCAGAGACTCAATGAGAGCACAAGTTAATGCCAATAAGTTATCTCCTTTACCGTGAATGTAAACACCTGCATTACCCTCGTTATCAAGTGTTGTAGCGGTAAAAGCCTTTGCATTCTCAATAGAGTCAGCAAGTTCCTTAAGATCTTCCTTAGCCATTATGCTTTCCCCTTTCGTAAATTCCTATCCATTAAATCAATATCAACGAACTCTCCAGAACTCATCCAAGTCTGAAGATTAAACAATAACTCGGCAGGTTTGTCGCTACCTATTACCCAGTATTCCTTGTCCTTGAAGTGAATAACCAATGTTGAGTTATGAGTAACCATGTCAACAACATCAGATACCCACCGGGAATGGACACGTTTACTGTTATCTGTGTAAGAAATCATCTTCATTAATCCAAAACCTCCACAGTTAAATATTGTCTGCCATTAGCAAACGCTTCTTCCTTTGTGTTACAAAAGATATCAACGCGGTCAGTGTATCCACCGCCGAATCTATCTTCTACAACATACTCGTTTCCGTTAATGCGTAAGCGAGTTCCAAGGGGAAGGTGGTCAGCAGCCACGGTTCTTCCTGCGACTGCTACCTTACCACTTGCTGTAATACCACTATCACTACCGCACTCATCCACTGAAGCGGTGTACCACGATACGTTAGCAACGAATGTCTGTGATACATTCACTGACTCCTCTACGGGTTTCTGTGTAACTACAGTTTCTACGTCTTGCGGTGGTAATAACAAATTATCATCTACGATAACACTTGGGGTTAAAAAATTACTCACTATCGGCATCAACAGAAGCATCATCGCTACTATTCTTTGCCGCACTACGTTTCCTCCTATGTTCCTCTGCTTCAGCCTTGGCTTTGGCATCGAGCTTCTTGTAATAATCCTTAAGTTTTACATAAGGTACATTCTTGAAGTCTTTCATTTTATTTCTCCTTCAATAACTCAAGATAATTAACACTGGAAGACTGTGTAATCTTCGTTACTTGTGACTCCGTATTCCACAGTCTAGCCTTGTTATACAATTCCTTCATTGACATATTGTGCTTCCCTTCAAGAGTACACATATATTCGTGAAGGAGGTCCATGGTCTCCTCGCTTTGCTTCTTAAAGAAACCATAGACCGCCCAAAAATTTTGCTTCCATGCCTTACCTGTAACAGCAAGGTATTGTTTAGCCAGTGCGTGAGGCTTATTCGTTGTCTCCCACAATATCACACAACTCCTCTACACAGTCATTTAAGTTGCTCTGTAAAACAAAGAGTCCAGGATTATCACCTGCTGTGGCAGCAAGTAAATCACTGACACCTTCGAGCTTTAACAGAACATCCTTAATGTGAGCCTTGTTCATCATACAGGAATCTCCTCCTCGTCCATAGCGGCGAAGTCATCGATTTCTACGCCAAACTCAGAGAAGTCATCGGAACCACCGTACTCAATGAGCTTGTCTACCGCAACCTTATCGATATACAGGTTCATGCCGTTTGATTCCTTGGTCATCCAATATACGGAAGGGGTAAATGCAATACGCATCTCGGAACCATTGGAAATCTGTACATCATGTGGAATCTTACGCTTGGTCTGTACATTAACCATTGGGATAAAACGCTGTACTTCCTCGCCAGTATTCTTATCAGTGTAGAAAGCAGTGGTCTGGAACTTAAAACTGATAGTGCCATCGTCCAACTCATCGTAACCACAACGGTCATTACCTGCTCTCCACTTCTTATCAGCGAACTCAGGGAGTTCCTTTGCAGAAGCGAAGGTGTCATCACACCACTTCTTGAACTTTGCTTCGGTGTTCTTGTCATCGAATACAATGTTAACAGTGTACTTACGCTTGCCTTCATACTCATCGATGCGAGAGTTAATCTTGCACCACATTGCCTTGCCACCCTTTGGGGATACTGAACTTGTAAGAGTCTTACTGATAACTTTTGCCATATTGATATGGACCTCCTTTTAAAAAATAATACATTGTGGATGTCAGTACACTATTTGTGTGATATAATAAATGTACTAACCTCGGCTTATTAAATATGCTAACAACTTGTTATCATGTATATAAGATAACACAGTGTTATTATATTTGCAAACATTAATTCAACTTTTTTAGGAAGGTGATTTTTATGGGCAACAACATTGCTCAATTAAGAGAGAAACGACAAGTATCACTACGTGAAGTAAGCGATGAAACAGGTATTGCTTACCCTACCATCTGTCGTATTGAACAAGGTCGTGATCCAATGTGGTCAACCATCGTAAAACTAGCTGACTACTTTAACGTATCCGCTGATTATCTTATGGGTAGAGATTCTACCAAGGTAATCATGGAAAGAGGTGAATTTACCTCTGAAGAAATTGAACTTGCCTGTAGGCTTATCCGAGAGATTCGTAAGGGAGTCCAAGATACTCCGCAAACAAACGAGGGCTAATGAAGTAACTCCATCGCTTGTTATGTTTTATCGCAGTCCCAAACGGGAAAGCCTTGTTTCTCAATCCTGCTCTAACGAACTCCTTGCTCTTACCCATGAGTTCTGCTGCTTTCTCGATTGTTATAACCATTCTTAACACCTCTTTTCCACACCAAATGTGTTTAAAACCAACTTACAGTGCTTATGATAACACAAGCTGTGTTTTCGTGTCAACACTATTTGTGTGATTTTTTTGACTTTTTATTTTTTGGAGGGATTGATATGAATAATATAAAAGAAGCAAGGCTATCCAGAGGTATGTCGCAAGCTGAGTTAGCTAAGGCGGTAGGGGTATCTCCGTCCGCCATTGGTATGATAGAACGAGGAGAAAGAGAACCATCATTAAAGGTTCTTAAAAGACTCAAGAAAGCTCTTGGGTATGGCACGGAATATCTACTTGGACATCCTCTTAGTGAACTAAGAAAAACTAAGAATATCATTTTGTCTCTTGAAGACTTTATGGAATACCTAGAATACAAAGTAGGTCAATCTGAGCCTAAAGAAAAACATAAGGACACAATCAGTTCATCCGAGAGCACTCCACCACTCTTTAAGTTGTTAATGATGGATGACCCTAAGTTAGCAGAGATAGTCAATACTACCACTATTGTCGGTGAACACGATGTAATGTCTCACGGTAAACTCATTTCAATTTCCCCTGCTAAGCTAGAACTATTCCACGCAGCTCTCAAAGCTATCCTTGAAATAGGAGGGTGATTACCATGAAGCTACCTAATGGCTACGGAAGTGTATATAAACTCAAAGGTAAACGACGTAAACCATTTACAGCAGTAGTAACCACTGGTAAAACCAAGGAAGGCAAGATAATCCGTAAGACACTGGGGTACTATGCTACCCGTGAAGAAGGACTGGATGCTCTTGCTTTATATAGGAAAGCACCTGTTGAAGCGGAGAATCAACAGCTTACAGTAAGCAAGGTTATTAAATTATTCATTGAATACAGGAATAAAATCAACAAGCCAATAGCGAGAAATTATCTTATGGGATTACGCAGAATAAAGAAGATTGGCAACATGGCTATTCTTGATGTACGCACTAGACATCTACAGGAAATAATTAATGAGATAAACAATCTTCCTTCAGCGTGTATAATCACAAAATCCTCCATGACAATGCTCTTTAAATATGCAATCATGGAGGATTACGCTAAAACAAATTATGCAAGCTATGTGGTTATCCCAGAGAAAAAACAGTCAACAAAGCATAAGCCGTTTACACATAAAGAAATTGACGCACTATGGAAACGTACTGATGTTTATGCTGTCCGTATTGCTTTAATCCTAATATACACTGGGATGAGAGCAGGAGAACTGTGTGCTTTAAAGAAAAGCAATATACATCTCAAGGAAAGATACATGATAGGCGGCTTAAAAACCAAGGCAGGTATAGACCGTACCATACCTATTGCAGAAAAAATTGTACCGCTCCTTAAGCTCAATGATCCGCTACCAGATTCAACGCAAAGCATTTACTTTATGTGGAATAAGTCGGAAGTCCCTGAACTACGACATCACCTACCGCATGACGGTAGGCATACTTGCGAGACGTTACTGCATAATGCAGGGGTAAACGATAGAATCATTCAGCTTATCATAGGACATACAGGGAGAAATATTGATGAAACCGTTTACATCCATAAAACCAATGAACAATTAATTGAAGCTATCAATAAAATTTGATAGTAACTTGCTAGTAACATAAACATTCTTATCATTTCTAAAACCAGCAAACCCCTGTAAATACTGTGAAGAACCGCAGTAGTACAGGGGTCGTTTAATATATAATACATAACACGAAAATCAAGTAATACCAAGGTTTTAAGCTATCTTTGTTAGTAACGTGTTAGTAATGTGTTTAGAGTGGTTTAACAGCGGTTACGATACCTTTGGTAATAATGAACTTATATTCCTTACCCTGTTCGACAGTGATTCCCGGTTGCCTACCTTTGTACTTATCGTAGTAAGACTTCTTCTTCCACTGACTAGAAAAGACAAGACCTTTAAATTCACCATAATCCGTTTTAAACACAATGCGAGCCATAAGTCTTCCGTTCTTATCGTTGAATTCCTGTACGGTATCAGCGATTCCACTGAGAACTTTAGGCAACTTACTAAATGACATACCAAGGACTTCAATCTCACCCTTTGTATTATCGTAGCATTGCTCGGCATTATTGGCAAACTCCGTAGCTTTGAGTTTTTCTTCCCACTGTATACGCATTTTATCCTTACCATTGGCAGTGTAATACTCAATGCACTCCTTGCAGTGCTCAATGTACTCAAGTTTCTTCTTATAGTCTTCAAGGTTAGCTACCATCCAAGCACGGGATTTTCCAAGGAAGTCCATTGCTCCTGCCTTGATAAGATTCATTGCTACTGCCTTGTTGCCATGCTTAGCAAAGTCTTCCCATGTCTTAGCACCGAGATACACACGCTTACCAACGTTCTTAATGTATCCCAATCCCATACGAAGGCTACCATTTTCTACCTGCCACTCCATGTTACCCTTAGAATAGTCAGGTGGGAGAATGTCAATACCAAGTTTCTCCAGTTCATCAAGGTATTTCAATACATCTTCCTGCTTATTCTTAGAGTTTATCACCGCACACATATACTCAACAGGGTAATGTGTTTTGAGATACGCAGTTTTGTAAGAAAGCTGACCGTATTCTACGGAATGAGCAAGGTTGAATACATAGCGACCTGCGGCTTTAATCTGTTCTGCAACGGTCTCTGCGACTTCCTTTGTATAACCATTATTTACACAGGCTTCAACAAAGTCCTTTACCGCTTGATCAATTTTTGTCAGTTCTTTTCTACCGATAACCTTACGTAAAGCATCAGCCTGACCAAGACCATACCCCGCCATCTTCATTGCTATACGCATAATCTGCTCTTGATATACTAGAACACCATACGTTTTACCTGCAATTTCTTCCATGGCTTTACATGGATACGTTACCTTTGCACCGTTCTTACCATCGATGTACTGTTGAAGCATACCACTATCAATAGGTCCCGGTCTAAACAATGCCACCAGTGCGGCAATATCATTAAAGTTGGATACTTTGAGTTGCTTTGCCACGCCCTGCATACCACTGGACTCCATTTGGAATACACCCATAAGATTGCCTTTCGCATAGGTTGCAAAGGTTTCCTTGTCATCCATTGGAATATCATCGACAGACATACCGATACGCTTTAAGCAATCGTCCATGATGTCCAATGTATTGAGTCCAAGGATATCTAACTTCAAACATCCCATTGCTTCTAACTGGTGGAACGTATAAGCAGCCGCACGGATATACTTACGTTCACCAGTAGAGGTATCATTGGAATAACAACCTTCAAGCGGTGTATAATTCTCGATATCATCTGGTGTTACAAGAATTGCACTGGCATGAATACCAGTCTTGTCAATGCGACCACAGAAATGCTTTGCTACATCAAGAAGGTTCTTACGGGTTTCCTCGTCAAACTCAGGACACTCTAGTATCTGCTCAAGACTAAGGTCCACACGTTTAACAAGGGAACGTAACGCCTGTGCTTCGAGCTTCAATGCTTGTCCTGCTCTCTGTATAGCAGCTTTGCCCACTTCGTCTTTTTCAGGATTTTTAGTGTAACCGACTGTCATAACCTTACAGATATATCCGTATTTCTCTTTGACGTAATCGATTACCTTGCCCCTATTTAACGTACTTACATCACTATCTACGTCAGCAGGGGAGCGTCTTTCAATGTTACAGAATCTAAAGAACTCAGTGCCACGTTGAATAGGGTCTACTTTATGTAACCCCATGAGATAACCTACAAGGCTTCCACCGATACTGTTATGAACCACAGTATTATTCGCAATATAACTATGGTCAATTTCGGTAGTAAAGTCATAAACATATCCCTTGAAGTTTTCTATATGCTCAACCTTTTTAACTTCCGTTAAAAGCATATTCCCTTCAATGGCATACGATGTCTTGGCTACTCGAATTTTGTAAGAGGTGTGCCAATTTTTCTGAGTAACATTGCGAGTCATTATTGTAGTGCTACATCCAAAATATGCCCATAAAGTTTTTATCTGGGTAATAAGATTGTATGAAATAGAATCATAAGATATTCTATTTTCACAAACACTACCATCAGTACGCATTAAACCTTCCAGTATGTTTGCTATCCATGTAGAATTATTTACCATAAGAATACTAGGTATATGTTTATTCTCTGCATGAACACCGCATAGACACATAAAAAACTTAGATATTACACCACGATTACAGTTAAATCTAATACAAGTCTTGCGTTTGTTAATGTCATAAAACCCTTTTGCATTAAACTTATCTGCTAAGATTCGTTCACAGTCCCTTGCGTACTCCTTATTTTTCATTGGAAAAGCAATACCGAAAGTATGTCTATGTGTTTCCTTTTTGTGATTTGCCCAGCCATTTCCAACAAAATAACCAATCAACCTACAAAGGTCCTCGTCAATTTTTATAAATCTAGGCACCTTAGTCTGTTCCCACTGAGCGTTATTGGAGAAGAAATTAACGTAACCATCCTTACAACGTAATCCCGGTATTAGCTCCATAAGGTCAATGGTATCAGTAATTGGTTCTGGTAATACTACTTTCGGAAAACACACTCTATCAGTAGTTTTAAGGTCCTTCATTGGGATCCACTCATACTGTGCTAATTGCTTGCATTTCTTAGGGCACGATGGTCTACAATACTTATAGCCTGTAGACTTCTTTTTACCGCACATTCCACCACGGTACACTAAAATCTTATGGTCATTAGTAAATGTCATTGGATTACGGTTCTCTACTGTTACTCTGGTCATTGGTTCGTCGATACTATATCGCATTGTATCTGTGACAGTTCGTACATTACCAGTGTGAGATATAACCTTATCCCCAACAACGATGTCCTCAATGTTTTTACTGGTGCCATCAGCCATAAGAACCTTAGTACCAGAAATTGAGCACCCACGTCCTTCACCTGTAGGTATATTGTTTTCCCTGCACCAATTGAGCATATCCCAGATAACCAAGAGATAATTGAGATACCCTGCTTTCTCAAGGTCAACCATTTCAGCATTGAATCTCTCACCGTACTCCTTGTACTTACCCTTTGGCACCTTGTCTCTCCATACTTTTCTACAGATTTCCCGTATAGTTTCATTAGCATCATCAGTAGGATACGTTGGATAATGGTTACCACCCATTTCTATAGTTACATTACACAGGCTAGCAATCTTTTCCGTGTTAGCTATAGCTTCCTGCTTTGTATCATCTGGAATCCAATCGGTGTCAAGGATTTCCTGCTCACTCCACAGGTAATTCTCATTGTCATGGTATGAAAGACCACGAACCTCATTCCATAAAGTGTGATACTTTTGATCTTCAGGGATAGAGTAATGAGCATCAGTGGTAACTACGAGGGGGACATCATATTTCCTTGCAAGACCAATAACCTTCTCGTTGTATACCTGTTGTTCAGGCATATTCAATGGCTGTATCTCTGCGTACAACCTGTCACCAAAGATACCCTTAAGTTTCTGCATCCACTCATCAGCACTATCGGTGTTTAATACACCTGCCATACAAGCAGTGAGACAAATGAGTCCTTCGTTATGCTTGCGTAAATCTTCGAGTCCGATGCGTGGCTTGAAATAAAAGTTGCTTTCCTCATAGGCTATACTATCGAGCCTCTTGATATTCATATAACCCACATCGTTCATAGCAAGGATAAGCAAATGGTGTGTCAGTGTCTTATCGCGGATACTTGTGTCCTCACAGAAATAAAACTCGCAACCAATGATAGGTTTAATGTCCTGACGATGACACTCCTCATAAAACTCTACGATACCACGCATAGTTCCGTGGTCTGTCAGTGATAAAGCTGTGTATCCAAGGTCCTTCGCACGGGATACCATCTCTGGAATCGTTTCGTACCCGTCTAAAATTGAATATGAGCTATGATTGTGAAGTGAAATATACATTGTACTCCCCCTTTTTGACATCGATAATTTCCTGTAGGTACAAACTATAAGGCAAGGGAGTTTGTATGTCGAAAAACGCTTCCCTTGCCTAGTTTTTAAATGAATTTACCCATTTTCAAAGTGTGGTATATCTGACACAATGCAATGACATACCCTGATGCACCAATGATAATCTCACCATCATCTATTGCCTTCGTTGCTACTACAAGAATGTACATAGCAATCAACAGGCAAAACATTATATTTCTATCTAACATACCTTACCCTCCTTGATTAACTGTCGGATTTTACTTTTAAGAATAATTGCTTCAGTGAGAGAACCATTTTCAAACCCTCGTCCCCAAGTGGTCACCTCGCTGTTTTCTCCATCCTTATGACGTTGGATCTCATCTTCTAACCAATTAATTAACGCTTCCATACATTCTCCTTTCACTTGTTAACAGTGCTTTCAACTTCTTGATACTTGCGTAAGTATTCGAGAATACACTCCATTTCATATACAGAAAAATCCTGCGTCCACCCATAACCATTAGCCAGTGCTTTTTTACAGTGCTCTACTTTGTCGATACATAATTCTATAGCTAACATTCTTGCTCCCTCCAAGTTATACCAATGGTCTCGCATAAAAACTTCATAGAATCTCTAGTTATAAGGAACCGTGAGCAATCGCTCATGTGTATAAATAACTCGCTCTTGTTTATCCATACAAGACTATTGATATTTACAACAACCTTGTCACCATCTTCAGTTTCCAAGGAAATCCAATCATTATTCATTGTTTAACCCTCCATATTGTTGCTAAGCCTCCATCCTTGTATCTCTTAACTGTGGTTATAGAATCCTTTCTAATTGCATTTTCCAAATCCACTATTACATATCCTCTTAAAGTAACTAATTTATCTGGAGCGATTGCCACATAATAACTTTCTTTACCTTTACCATAGAACAACAAATCACCTGCCTTGATTTCGGGCATAGGATTTACTTCTTGATTGAGCCATTCCACAATTCCATGATAACAGGTTCTATCATCTTGACTTGCACAATTAAGTGAATATGCACAATTATCACAATTTTTATCCAAATAATCTGCCAATTCTTCTGCTGACATGGCTCTAATTTTGTCAATGTTCTTCATTGTCAGTCCTCCTGTCTAACTCTGCTTCTAAAAATGATTTAAACTTGTCAACCAATGGTTGGTCGCAGGTTCTTCCACCAAAGTCATCATCGGGATAATACATATCACAATCACGTATCATACCTTCGATTTCCCAGTTTTCAAAATGTTTAATGTTATCGAGAATCTGGGGATATACAATGCTTAAAGCATAGGTATGACGTGGTAGAGAATACCGTAAAGCAAAGACAAATAGTGTTCTTAAATCTTTATTCATTGTTATCCCCCTAGTCACGTATAATTTTTCTGATAGTCTTATACACAGTTAATACAATGAGTGCTATTGAAAACGGTAGCCAACACGTTACGCCGCGTATAACATCTTCAGCCTCAATATAACTATGCTCTATCTCATTGATGATCAATGTAATCATTAGTCCAACTGCACCGTAAATAAATATGATTTCTAAGTTAGTCATTATCAGCCCTCCTATTTAACGGACAATTTTCTACTTCTATAAGACGTGTATCATTTTCTAAACAAACAAAATCAATACACGCCATTTCTATGTTAGGTTTTGTTCCACGTTTATCACAGTCTACACATCTAATTAACCTATCACATACTATAGACACAACATCTTCAAATGTTTTATTCATTGTCAGTCCCCCCTACTCACAATAACTATAGTGACAATAAGGACACCCAGTGATTACAAAGTTACCTGCTTCTTCCAGTGTATAACCTTTATCCTCACCGAATATCTGGTGTCCACAACGGTAACAACGTCCATCATGCGGAGCGAACACCGGGAATCCCTGTTTTTCACACGCTTTTTTCTGAGCTTCGTAGTATTTCTTAACGTCTACCATTGTTGTCCCTCCTAATTAATCCATCTAATTACTGGTTCACCTTTAAAACCTTTTTCCCACACAAACCATGCGTAAGCTACGGCTGACGAATAGTTTTTTGAAAAATCCCCACCCATCATACAAGCAAGTCTACTACGTGCTACATAAATAGTTTTCGGTGGGTTATCCTTGAACCACTGTCCACGCTCTTTACCTTCAAGGAATAACAGTTTTAAGAACATTGCTATTTTATGTCCAACAGGAATAATGTCCATGCAATGTTTAATATATTCAAGGGCACCTTTATATGGTGGATTGGAAACGATGTCTCCTTCCCAGTTATCAATGTCAAATATATTTTTAACATTGCCATACCCACGGTCAAACATATCACTAGAGGAAACATCATATCCTGCTTCCTTCAAAGTATCAGAGATATGCCCTGCACCACACATAGGCTCAAGTATGTTATGGTCAAAGGTTTCCTCCTGCAAAAGCAGTCGTACCGCTTTAGGGTCAGTTGCATAGAAGTCATTTGCTTCACGTTCATGTGTTGATATATTAGCTGCCCCTAACGATGCAAATACATTCTTTGATGGCATTGTTACTCCTCCTTCTTTGTCCTTGTAATAACCTTCTTACGCAAGGTTATGAATTTCTTTTCACACTTGTATTCCTTGGCTATGATTTGCTTACCATCTTTTTCCACACGAGTACACTTATAGATATCACTGGCGGCATCGAACTTCTTCATATCCGTAGGGTTCGCGGTGTATATCCTTGCAAACTTACTGGAACGGTCATAGCAAATAATGGTTTCCTGTTCATACGGTGCTAATCTCATGCGACATCCTCCCTTAAAATCTTACGAATAAAATCTACACCCTTCTCTTTCACATAGGTTGTAGTGGCTACTACTGAGTTACCACCGATGAAATACTGACTTTGAACCAGTTTAAAATACCCTGCATCTACGTATCTCTGATAAGGTGTATTGTCTTCCCGAAGAATTCCCTTGTTACGCAATTTGGCAAACATTTTATTTCTGCCAAATCCCATGTCCAATGTTTTAGCAACGTCAGCCATAGAAAACAATGAGCTACTATCTGCCGCCATATCATAAAACTCTGCTTTCGGTTGCATAATAGCTATCTGCTTGGTCTGTTCAGCGATTAACTTATTGCGTTCTTCGAGTTGACGTTGAACAACAAGGAAGGCACGGGCTACCAATTCTTGTTCGTCCATACTCTCTTGTCCAACAATGTAACCACCGTGTTTACGCAGAGATGGCAGAACTTTCGATGTTATCCAATGCTTAAACTCTTTGGCAGCAGGGAGCCTACTACTGAGAATCAGTGAATACACACCTGATTCATTGATAAAAGTAGTTTTCGTGACCACATTCCCATTTTGGGAATCTGCTGTAACTGGTGTCTTGTATTTATCCTCATCATCTACGTGAACCATAACAGCCTTGCTTGCGTTACTGTACCCTAATGCCATAGCTACGTCTTTACCGACAAGCCACGGTTCACCATTGATTTCCAATCCTCTAATATTGCCGAACTTACTTTCAAATAACTGTAGTTTATCCATGTTGTTCCTCCTTAACAAAATGATAAAAACAAATGTGAGAACCGTAGTCCCATATCACTGTGTTCTCTTGCTTCCATTGGCGTATATATGGTGGTTCAAAGTTATTCTTCTTCCACCATTCCAATACACTGTTCTGGGCAGCATCAAGGGTATCAAATGTACCATGCTCACGTACTACTGGTCGATACTCCTCGTCACACCCATGCCACTCTACTTTAAACATTGTTATTCACCCCGAAGATATCATTTGCTCTTGGTTTTCCGCAGGTCATCTTACCTTCAGTGCATTTACCAGTAACACACGCAGGTCCGGCATTGACGAACAATAAAGGTGCTACTTTCATACATTCTTTGTACATTGAATCCGCGAGTTCCCTGATTTCCCATTGAGCACGATTACAACAACGTAATCTAAAGAAGTTCAATAGACTCCGTGCGTTCATTGTTACAATAATGTTCGTAGCTGTAGCATTAGGAAGAATGTATCTAGCGTCTTCCTTTGGTACTCCATTGAGAACCAACCATTTGTACAGGTCAGCAGTGTATGCCATAAACTTCTCATATTTATCTTTGCAACCAATGAGACTCTCTGGTACAATGTAGTCAAAGTTATCTTCGCTGACATACCGTTGACTGCGTTGGCTAAAAGACGCTAACCTATGTCTCACGAGTTGGTGACTGCAAGCTCTACTGATTCCGTCGATAGCAAAGGTAAAACTTGCGTGTTCAAATGGAGAGTAATGCCCAAGCTCGGCTAATTTTGATACAAACTTGCCTACATCTTTGATTTCAATGTCACCAGTAGGTTTATCTGAGTAACAAAGTCTAGCAGCTTTAGCCACGGTCTCCTCTGGATTGCTTGTGTGTTCAATAAGTTCTACTTTCATTCCCAGTCCTCCAATTCGTTATCAATAGCTTTAACAATTTCCTTCGCAGGTATCTCGTATTGTCCTGCGGTGGCACATAGGACATCAACTATCATCATTACGATTTCATTGAGGTCCGCTTCAACGTCAATGTTGACATTCTCATCATCATCAACATCAATGTGTATAAATGACTTCATAGAATACCTCCTGTTATCGTCTAGGTAACGCTCTGTTATCGTTAATGTAACACAAGGAGAATTATTTTGCAACACCTTGTTTTCAATTTTTTTACAAAGGGCGGCGATTGTATGACAAAGCCAAGCATTGATATTACTGAGGTTGACAAGGTTTTAGACACTGATAAAAAATATAAAGAAGAACTTGAAAAGCAAAAGGGCAAATATGAATCCATTGCTAACTCTATAAACAAAAATAAGGAGCCATAAAGGCTCCATTTTTATTGACAAAAAAATGGGGGCATTAAGCCCCCGTTATTACATTGTATATCTTATCGTAACACTTCATTATTACTTTGTTTATCTTCTCGACAGAATACCCATACTTCTCAGAGATAGCAGTGATACTCAAGCCATCAATGAATCTGGCATGGAGTATCTTTTGGTCTTCCTTAAATATCTTTGCTTCGTCCACAATGCCATAATACTTTGTTTTCGTTGCTTTATTCAGGGTATCCTTTGCCAGTTTTCTATTGTCTTTCATTGTTAGAAGTGGACTTTCCACTGGACACTGCCACCGCGTACACCTTTTTCATTTACGTATACCTCTGCCTGTACAGAGTGGCATCTATCGTAATTACGCTGTATAGAAGTAACAGCAATGTTTTCATCTGCTATCCTGCCTACACCAACACCGAGTTCCCAGTTTCTATAAGTGTTTATCTTATAGACATCTACTTTAGTTCCGTCGGTTGTAACTACGGTCTTATCAGTGTTTTTCAACGCTTCAGGTGGTAACGTGCTATCCTTTTTGTTAATTTTTTCCTGCACCGCTTTTACAGGGGTAGGACTTTTTTCAATATAGGAAGCAACTGGAACCACTTTTTCAGTACGGATTTCCTTGATTTGTGTTACGATTTCCTTTGCGTTCTGCTTGTTAACACCTAACTCATTCTGTACGACATTGGTATCAGTGATTTGTTCTTCTGGAATAACCACTGTACCTTCATCAGCCTTACATGAATAAAACGATAGGGCAACAAGAACAGTAACAAATACAATAAGTATTGTTCTTTTCCATATATCACTCATTGTTCATGCCCCCGTATTGCTGTTTATAAAACAATGCCTTCCCACGGATTACGTTTGCCCCCGTGATAGGGTTACTGTGGTCTGCGGTGTAGTACGGTGAATCTTCAGTGCCAAGGTACTGCAAATCCCACCTTTCAACAGTGTTTTCAGGTCCATACGGTGTATGTACAAACAATCCATCACAGTTGTCCGCCGCCTCGCCGTGGCTCATAACATGGTCTAAATCCACGGTTAACCACAGTGCATCACAGAGCTTCCACACTACCTGTGCCATAGTTTCAATCTGCACATCCGTTGGTGGTTCTTCACCGAGGTCATTGGTATTTGCGTGATAACCGCAAGTCAACGTAACACCAATAGAACCAGTGTTACGACGGAAGGTATGTGCGAGCGTCTCATCCAATGGATGGTCAACGTAAATACTGCCATCCCAGTCAATAGCAATGTGATAATCATCGAGATACATCTGGCTCTCATCGCCATCTGCATAATGCCCTGCGGTCCAGTGCAGGTAAATCTTTGGCTCTCTGCCGTAATCCCGTGCTTCTGCCCAGATACTCTCGCGGTAACCCGATGCCATCTCATACAATTCGTCTAAATTTACCTTACGCATACAATCACTCCTTATTAGGCATTTCACCGTGTCCACTGTTATACTTTGAGTCTACATAGTATTTCGCTGCCATCGCTGCTAAACCACCGAGACCAGTGACAATCCCGGCAAGACCCTGCCAACAGCTATTGATTTCAAACTTAGTTCCAAAGAGACCATTTGACCAATAGCCGTACAACCAAGACAACATTACAAGAGCAAGGAACATCATAAGAAATGTCATTAGTGCTCCAACCTGCTGAGACTGTAACGCCTCTATAAAATTCTTAATTTTGTCTTTCATAGTTTTTCCTCCAATTCCATATGGGACACCGTTGGTATACCGTCGTCAACAATTTTTAATTCAAGCATTTTATTGTAATACACTTCGCCCAAGCCATTTCCATGAAGTTCATCGTGATACCAATGGTACATATCAGAAATATTTGTACGGGCTGCCAAGGTTATATACCCCTTTTCAATGAATACACGACAAGATTGTATTATCCTGTCGCGAAGTAATACTTTCCCACCGTTAGTTATATGCTGAACCTTGGCTTCCAATGAAATCACTTGCTTCGCCAGTTCTTTGAATTGTTTACAAATATCTTCCTGTTGTAACATAATGGTTTTTATTGCCTCATCACGTTCTATCTCATGGTTATAACGTTTCTCCTTTTCTTCTCTATGTCTGGCAGAAGTATCTTTAATATATCCAAAGAGATACCCTACAAGACCAGTGACAGTCGCAGTTATTAATGTTGCCCATATAACTTCAAAACTCATTTCACATCACACCTTTAGAACTTTACTTGATACATCATCACCCCTGTACAATCAGCGGCAAAGTCACCGCCATCCCAATGGTCATCAATTAAACCTTCTTTAATTGCTCCGATAGCTAACGTAGTAAATGCTGCCCAAAAATCATTGAATCCTGCATTGCGTTTCAACTGGTCACAAATAACATAACTTACTGCTGCATGGGCAATCTTATCTGTACCAATGTTATCCTGAATATCATGTAAATCATTGGCGTAACAAGGAGTTACAAACATAATCAAAGCAAATACCATTGCAATAATCTTCATCTAACTATCATCTCCAAATTAAAAAGTAGGGTTAGTAATAGCCCTGCTGTGACTCATCTTCCTTTTCCTCTACAAGCGGTGGAACGTAGATTGGAAACTCATGGTTACGACATACCCACTGAGGTTTCTCAGGAGTACCAATGTTTTCCATTTTCTTCGTACAATGTGGACAACGCTTCTTTACTGCCATGATTATCCCTCCAATTCTTTTCTATCAAGCTGATACTGTGCTTCAATTTCAGCCATTTCTTCTTTTAGCTCTGTAACGGTATCATTATCACCACTAAGAATAGCATCCATAAGATAACCTTTGAGTTCATTCTTGTTGGCTTCGTACTCAGCTTCTAACTGTGCCAGCTTTTCCTCTTTTGTCGGCACATGGATAGGTTCGGGATGCAGTTCTTTCCATTCCGGCTCCGTGTAATATCCTCTTGGCTTTTCTTCCCAAACCTCGAAGTTTCCGCTTGGTGAATAGTATTTTCCCATGTATATCACTCCTTAAATGTCGCAGTATTCAAATGTGATGTAACCATCGCCGCCGTTGCCACCGTTAAGCTGCCCCATTGAACCGCCAGCACCACCAGCACCTGCATAACCATTAATGTGGTTATAGAAGGCGGTTGTGGTATATTGTCTACTAACACCGCCACCGGGACCACCGCCCACACCACCGTCAGATTTCCAAACATCATTTCTGGAGGCACCTGCTACACCACCTGCACACCCATATCCAATTGTTTCGGTGCCGTTTATTGTAGATGCACCACCTTGCCCGGCGATACCATATTGCCCGCCGTGTCCACCTCCAGCAGAATAAATCGAGTCTGCGACAGTAATAGACGTAGAGCCTCCGTCCCCACCTCTGTTACTTGCACCACCTGGGTTTGTAGTATTACTCCCTATACCACCAGAACCACCTGCCCCAACCGTGAAGCTATAAACTTGCCCAGCTGTGAGTTTTTCGTAGACAACTAAATGCCCCCCTTGACCGCCACCGGCACCAGAAAAAGCCCCTTGAGCCGAATCTTTCATATACCCCGAACCACCACCGCCACCGCCTTGCAAGGTGATACGGTAAGTGCCTGTGACAGGTGCGGTAAAACTACCACTAGACGCGAAGGTTTCTTTGTGATTAAACACTCCCATGTTGAGAGTATTTGAAACACTGTCCTGAATAATAGAGTAAGATACAGTTTCAATATCCGCACTCACTACAGAATCACTTGTAGTTACAGTGGTAATACCGTACTGGGTACTGTATTCACTAGATTTAACAGAGGTAAATACTGTATTTGTCCCGTCATACAACTTCAATCCTCTGTACTCAGTGAAAACAGGAGTCATATCGTCTGGTACAGTAAAAGAATTTTCAGATACATAGGTAACATCAATAGTAGGAGTCTTCCATTCATCAACATTAGCTGTCACTGGATCCTTTAAAGTGCCATCTGGATTCATTGAAACATCAAGACGAGATTTTAGGTCATTCATTTGCCCTCGTGCCTCAACAATTTCAGCATGAGTAGCAGTGGTATCTCCATCTGGAATCCACGCTGTACCATTGTATACATAGGTTACATTGTTAGATACATTAAAATACTTCTGACCAATCGCTGGGTCAGTAGGTGCAGAGCTACCGCTAAAATTACTACGGAGAGCTTCAGTATTATCCTGTAAGTTACCTACGTATTCACGTACAAGCTGTCCTGCACCACGGATAACACCGCCCTGATTATGATAAGTTTGCATATATTACCATCCTTTCACTGTGAGTAAAAACGATACATTCGTTGGATTTCCACTAGCATCAAATGTTTTTACTGTCACAGACTGCGTATTAACATCTATTACTGGGAACGCATACAAAGAACCAGTGATTACACAGCTTACCTGTGTAGGAATTTCAAGGAACTCCTCGTCAAACTGGAAGGTTTTTGTACCATTCACAGTAGTATCTCTGTATGTATACTCTAAGTCTGGAACATCATAGCATTGATATAACTTAGTAACATGAACTCGTGTATTAATAGAACCGAGAGTATAGACTACTTTATACTGTATGTATCTAAACTGATACGATGCAGATACATACAACTGCCAGTCAGTCCATTCTTCACTGTCTTCGCTGTATCTAATGTAAATCTCTCTGTCCCAATTGTGATTCATGTTTTCAAAGCTATTTGTCCAGAGTTCATCAAATGTTTTATCCCATATATCATCAAAGGAAATATCAAATTCATTGACATCTTCTTCAAATATATAGTTAATATTGGTCAATTTATTTTTTCTTATATCAATAGCATCAGAAACAATAGTAAACGTATCCAAACTCTCTGAATCAAATGTTTCAATATAGTCATCAAAGGTTGCATCCCAGTCATCGTCAAATAGTATGCCCCACGGATTGACAAGGGTTCCATCCGTTGCTTTAAACAGACCATTAACAGTGTAATTACCAAGCTCAATACTATCTTGTTCAAGGATTACATTCTTAAACCTGTTAGGGTCTCTTATGTATATCTGATAGATAGCATCGTGAACACTTTCATTTCCTGCGTTATCCACTGCCTTGACACGGAATACATGGTTACCTTCCCACTGTATATCTACATTACGCACTCTATATGGGAACGAATAGAAGTCACAGATTTTCTTTGCATCTTCCCATGTTGTTCCGTCCATACGCAGTTCAACATGGTCAAAGTCTGGATCATCTGCTATTTTGCCTTCCAGTATAAACTCATTGTCATTACTGTACTGTCCAATGACAAACTTTGTAATATCGCCGGGAGGACTATTCTTACCAACGAGTGCTAATGATGCCACAGCACCACTACTTGTTCTATTTGTTGTATTAACAGTTACTACTTTTACTCTAATAGTGCGATGTGGTATTGTGTTTTGAATTACAAATGATGTATTATTGGCATTGCCAGCATATGTATAACTCTTGCCATCATATGAATAGTAAACATTATACGAAGATATAAATGGATAATTCGGAGCTTTCCATGTTGCAGTTACATGACCAATGTAAGCACCGCCCTGACTAAGATAGCCATCTTCTTCAAGTGTTAAATTCAAAGGGTTCAATACTTCCCCTGCATACGGTGTTGGCATTGTAGAATACTGATACCAATGAATATTGCCGCCGAGTTCGTCTGTATAAATAGTGTCATTGTACTGTCTACCACTGATTTCAAATGTCCCCTTGTTGGTTTCTTTGATTTCAGCGATACGAATTGGCATACCGTCAAATACTCCGTGATAAGACAATGTAACAACATCGCCCGGCTCAAGGTGCATTGCTTGCATACCAGTGGAGAACGACACCTGCAATGGACAAGTAAGATTGTAATCACGGTAGAACCTTGCTAATCTCAATGCCTGATTCTGTGAAGTTACACCTTCAAGCCCTACCTGCTTAGTGATAATCTTCTGCCGTTCCTTTTGATCTGCTTGGTCTTCGCATATAGCTACAATTGACTTCCAATTATTCAAAGGGTCAACAAAGGATACCTCATAGCGGTTAGGGGTTTCAGATAGTTTCAAAGGTTCAATTTTTAAATCCATCATGGTATCATCATTGAAACGATAACTGATAGGAGTTGGCTTCTCAATTTTTAACTTTAGCTTCCCCTGAGAATACACAAGATAACCTGCAAAGCAAGCAAGCATTTCTTGTAACCATTCGAGAGCAGAACGCTTCTCATCGAGTACCATGTTAAGTTCGTATCTCTTTGCTCTCGTTGTTGTACCGTCACCTGCATAGAATGAAATTACTTCATCACAGTAATTAGCAGCTTCAATGAACGCATCATTATCTAGGTCAGAAGCAGAGAACCACTTGCCAAGACCATATCGTTTTGACAATAAGAAATCTCTTACACACCACGCAGGATTTGTTGAATACTCTGTCCTTCCTGTTTTAGCATTGTATACCTTGCGACCTTTAACTAAACATGACACTGACGGATTACCACTAAGTTCATCCGATATTACAAATTTCATATCAAGCCATGCCATGTCAGTATAGGCACCAGTCTCGGTATAGTTACTTGGAATAGAACAATCTCTAAACGTAAAGTTAGTACCACCGCGTACTGTATCTGCTGTGAAATTTATTGGATTGTTATAGCATCCACCGCCCGGTGTCGATAGCTTGCCGGGGTATAACGATGTACTAGCCACTGGAAACGCTTGCCAACCTTCGCCTAGTCTGTTGATATAACTTATCAAAGCATTGACATTCACCTGATAGTCCCAGTATGTAGTATTCTGATTCATATCATCAGGGATACAGAGGAAAATATCATGGTTACCACCGCTACTCTTAAGATACAAGTGTCTGTCCTTTATCTGTGCTGTAGCGTTGCTATACTTGATATTCTGCAATGTAAATACAGTGTTAGATGTCTGACTACCAGTAGGTATTAGCAATTCATTTGCAGTTACACCGCTAACACCTTGAATTCCACCTTCGCACAATACAACGTGCTTGTATAGCTCACTAGAATCAGAGTTTGTCTTATGATACGTCTGGTTACCAGTAATCCTACGCTCACCATAAACTAGCGGCAATACTCCATTAGAAGACATTGATTCCTGTGCTCTATCAAAACGTTGAACATTGGCGAACCCTGAAGTATTATTATTTGGTCTGTTAAACGCAGACCATACAGATGAAAACAGTGAAGCACCAAGCATGAAGTTAGCTGTCCACCCAGTTACACCCCATGAGGAAAACAGTCCTGCTCCACCCATAGCTCCTGCTGTCAGTACACCGAGAGCAATACTACCAATGATTTTTCCTGCGGATTTACCATCGCCTCCACCACCGAATAACTGTGAGTCAAACTGGAACATCCTTGAGGCACGACGACGCATTTTTCTTTCACATCTCATTGTCATACCTCCTTATCTATATGTTGATTCAAATGGAATTGCAGGGAATCCACTGAAATGTTTTAAGTTACCAAATCTTTCACATTCGGCTTTCGTTTTATTACACCCTCTGGATAACTGTGCTGTCTTACCAACGACTCTGTCTTGCAAAAAGTTTACATTGAGTTTTATGGTATTGCCATTAGATTCAGTAATAATTCTACTTTCGCCCTCGATGGAACATACGCCGTTAATCCAAAAGTTCTTATTGAATGACCTTGATACTGTCAATGTATTACCATTAACGCCAGTAACACTTACATTTGTTGTAGATTTTGACGCACCGCACTGTTCATCGCCAAACTCAGAATTACAATGTAAACTATATTGTCTATTCGGTACATCAATCTGCGGAAACCTTGACATAATCTTGCATGACAATGTTCCATTGCTAAACGATAGTTCATCAAGAAAGCCATAGTAAAGCCACTCAAATATATTAGGGTTCGACAAACTATCAGGGTATTGAATTCTACGAACCAATACGTTTGCCATTCGAGGGTCATAGCCTTTCATTACATAACTAAGAAGACCATAATCAACATCGCCAATACTAAGCTGACAATTGTCCGTTATGTTATCCATGGAACGAGTTATGCTTTCTCGTTGGATAGGCACTGCAAGATAACGAGTTCCTGCAAATGTTATATCTGTATCAGATGCAACGAAATGAATTGTCCCTGTTCTCAAGGCTATATCATAGATTTCCAAGAAGAAGGTTTCGTTTGACTCCTTCATCTCTTGCATTTTTACTGGAAGAACTACAGCCATAACTTATTCCTCCGCATCTTTCAGTACCATAAGACTTACCTGTGCCTTGTAACCCACAGTGCCTTCGCCTTCATACCCACGAACTTCAGTGAAATCAAGGTTAGTCTCACCGAATCTCACGCGATACGTTGTACCCTCGTAGTTCCACAAGAAGGGTTCAAAGTTACCACCACGAGCAACAAAAAAAGACTCAAGGTATTCCTTCATTTCCTTTGAGCCTGACACATTGAATGAAAACGTAAGTCTTGGTGTTATCCATTTACGTTGAATCTGAGTGACACCGGATTCAAAGTCTACCTTATTGTTATTGAAATTGTAATTCTTTGTTACCTCACCGCGTGGCGTTAGTATTAATGTTTCCATTCACTCACTTCCTTTTGTACGCCACCTTAAAGAATGGTTGCCACCATTGTCTATGGTAGATCGTACTGTATGAATTTGTATATCCATCTACAATCTGTGTTGACAGTAATCGACCATTGCCAACGTAGATACCAAAATGTATTTCACGGTTAATCAGGAAGATACAAATGTCACCATAGGTCATGTCATTGGGGTCTCGTGTTTTGTTAAAGTTTGCACCGAACCACCGTACAATCCTGCGTGGAGCATCTTTCATCCAATTCTCATCAATGGGAAGTCCATCGTCTATCTTGATCCAACCATGCTCACGATAGAAAAGCCTTACAAGACCAAGGCAATCTACGCCTTCAAATGTATCTCCATTAAATTTATATGGTATTCCTATGTATTTATCTGTATCCATAACTTTTCTCCAAAAGAAAAAAGAGAGGAATCATGTCCTCTCTTTTAACGTACAATATCTTTCAATGCCTTCGCAGCTTTAAACACTGGAGCATCATAGCCAGCAATCTGAATAGCCTCGCCAGTCATTGGGTTTACTCCCGGTCTACCTGCACGGTGCTTTACCTTGAAAGTACCAAAGCCAACCAGTCGAATGTAACCGCTGTATTCAAGTTCATGCGTTGCTACTTCCTTGAAAGCATTGATTACCTTTGCGGTATCCTTCTGGGTTACACCAGATGCCTTTGAGATTGCCTTGACTAATTCCTTCTGATTCATAGAAAATCCTCCTTAAAAATAATGTAATGATAATAACCATTAAACCTAGCATACCAAGAGCCTTCGCTCTACTTTGCTTTCAAGCCTAATTGTTCGACCACAGAGATGACAAGTCTGAGCAGTAGGGAGCTACCCTAATGCTTCTTGCCACGGTCTAGCTCTGAGAAGACTGGTTACTTCCAACGTTCACCCGACATTCAGAATTATGTTTTGGTTACATATATTTTCATAATGTCTTCTTGTTAAACCTTGTGGTAATTGGGCTACTTGTACGACACTGCTCTCTTATAGGAACGTTACTTCCATCACCACAAATCCCCTTGGGTGGTATTCCCTTGTATTTTTTCTACGTTTACCAGACGCAGATACAAGGGTTATTCTCCACAGGAGCGTCTATTGCAAGGACGAGAGGGTGTCTGTCTTACCAGACCATTAGCATTGCATTGGTTCCAGTGGTTGAACCTCGTTCTCCCCCGATAGCCTTACGGTTATCAGGAAGGGTATCACAGGGGCGTATCCGCCAATCCAACTAACAAGTGAATCCTCTATTAGAAACCAATCCTGCAAACGGAATCACCGCCTTATGCAGCAGGTTTTGCTATGCTAGGTTTAATGGTTATTATTCATCTTCTTCATTATCAAGATTCGTACACTTAATCACTCCTAAAGTTATATTTGACAATGACAGGACTCGAACCTGTATCTCCCTGTCAAGACCGTTGTTTTCTCCATTAAACTACATTGTCATATCAGGGCGACTTGTTTTACATCCTATCGCCATCAGATGAGTTACCTACTTATATACACCTGTAACCATTGGTGTAATGTTATAGACGTTTGTTGTCTACCTAGCCTCTCAGGTGTCTCTAGTTCCATCCACGGAACTTCAGGCATACCCAACTCAACACCATCTTGGGATTTAGGATTCGGTGTCTGGGGTTCCCATGGTAACTTTGCCAGACAAAGATGTTTAGTGAGCCAGTGGTAGGAGTGGTCCCCTACAGTTTGGCATATTGGAAGCAGAGGGTGGAATCGAACCACCGATGTTGAGCTTATGAGGCTCATAGCTTAACCACTAGCTTACTCTGCTATCAAGAAGGGCTCCATGGGAATCTATGAAAGGATGATGACTCTCACAAAGGGGTAAAGTGAAGTACATCTGTTGGAGCCCATAAGGTTTACCTTGCTGCCTATGGCGAGGAGGTGGGAACCATAGTACAACAAGCCTACTGTCTACAATAATAAACAATGTATACATTAGTGTTTATTGTAATAAACATTATGTAATACATTGTATTCTATGGATTACTATGAGTTACTATAAGTATCTATAAATTATAAGCTATAAGATACTATGTTATACTATAGTAAGCTATAGAATACAATGTAGAACTAAGTGTTACTAAGAAGCTATCTATTCCTTGATTAAATCATATCCTCCGAAGGAGGATAACTGCGAAGCAGTTTAAGGAACGATAGTGACCTATGTTATTCTATGTTACTCTATGATAATCATAAGTATCTATGAAATACTATGATATAAAACCATAAGAAAACATAGGATACTATATGATATCTATAGAATATCTATAGAATACATAGTAATTCTGGACATACTTCGACACCCCACTTACTTCTTTCTTCTTTTTTAGTATGACTAGGTACACTCGCATCCTTGGCAGGGACAGTGCGTAGTTGCTGTTACCAGTTTTCCCATGTTGTCATACTTGGAAAAGAAGATACTAGCGAAGTGCAAGAAAGAAGAAAAAATTCCTTTCATATATAATGTCGCCAAAGTGTCTAAAATATTCCAAGAATTTTCTGTACTTATATGATAACACCTTGTTATTATATTTGCAATACCCTTATTTTAACAATAGAAAGGGTACGAGATATTCTCTCATACCCTTGTATTGCCAAAATATGACATAGATAAAATTGAACAGGTATAAACTATCCAGTGTTCTTCTTCGTATGTCGTAGAAGGGCAAGGGAAGGCTTATCTGAACCCCATATTTCGTTGCTGACCCATGATTGCCTGTACGGCTCGTGGGTTTTCTTGTAATGCACGGAGAACATCAGCAGACGATGCTTGAGTATTGAGGACAATCATCTTTCCATTGCCACCATCAGTACCCATGTTTTTCAACATTTCATTCTGCTGTGCCATCTTCTTGTTCTGCTCACGAAGAAGATACTCTGTCATCTTATTGCTACCATAGATATTAGTAGTACGCTGTGCTACCTGTGGATTAATCGTAGGGACGTATGGAGTTGGATTGGTTATTGATGTATCCAATGGACCGCCAGTGGCATAACCATTGAGTTTATCGAGTGTATCGTAACCAAGAGCTTTCGCAGACTTCTCATTGATTACGTACTCACCATTAGACAACCATACGAACTTATCTTTGTTCCGCAGATAAGTAAGGATAGAATCACTGCGACCAGTACCAGCACCCTTAACTCTCCCTGAAGGAGCACCGCCATCAGCGAACTTCGGTATAGAACCACCATTGGCAAATATAGGTAACGCTGCTACAGCAGATGTAAAGCTAGGCATACCAATGGAAGCCGTTGCTGATACTGCACTGCCACCACCAAAGAGACCACCAAGAAGATCACCTGCGAATCCAAGGAGTCCTCCACTACTTCCACCGCCACCTAACAACTGACCAGCGAATCCAAGTACCTGTGACAAGAAATTATTACTGTCATTCAAGAGACCACTGTTTTGTGATACCTTGTTTGTCAAGTTGTTTTCGCTGTTAGTGTTGTACTGGGTGATACTATTGGAAGTCTTTAGGACACGGTTTAAGTCAAACATGGTTTTATCCATTTTAAACATGGAGTCCATGTTGCCCTGTATAGCCTTAGTGATTGGTACGGAACTATCATATGTCTTTGTCAATCCAAGGTTTTCACTGAATGACTTAGACATATCATAGCTACCATAACCAAACGTGCGACCAGTGCTGAGTACACTGAGTATCTGAGCAAGATAATTGTTGGTAGTGTTTATCTTGGTATCAATGCTACCAGTATACTGCTGTATCTGTGACCACTGAGTTTCAGACTGCTTCTCTGCGTCTTTCTTGTTTAAATCACCGAACCCAAGGAGCTGAGCAAAGAATGATGGATTGTCAGTCTTACCGGTCAGCAATAAATCCCACGCGTTTCTACCAAGGTCAACCCAGAGATTACGGAGCATTTCACCGAAGTCCTTGCCATCAAAGATTAACTCCTGAACTAGCTTATTGTATCCTTCGCGGATGGTACGGATATGCTTTGTTGAAGCATCGCGTATCTCTTTGTTTACAGATACGAGTTCCTCTTTGATAGCATTGTGCTTCTCAATGTACTTAGGGTCAGTTCTATCGAGTTCTGCGAGTTCCTTTGATAATGCCTTGCGTTTCGTGAGAAGGTCAGCGTAAGCATCGGTAGCTCGTTTCTGTCCCCATGCGTCTTCAGTGTTGTCTACACCGTAATCACGCATCTTAGCATTGTGGTCAATGATTTTCATTGCATCATTGTACTGTGCTTCAATGAGTTTAACCTGTGCATCCACAGCCGCCTTGGAAGCAGTAAGGTATTTATCCTGCCAATCACGGAACGCTTCGGTATTCTCATGTTCCTTTGTGGTCTCATCTTCCATAAACTTGCTATACTCAGCTAAAGCAGCAGTAGTCTTTGCTACCTCTGCTCTTGCTTTGTCAGACTCAGTAGCACCATTGCCCAGTGCAAAGAGTTCTTTGTTACTCTTACGCTCGGCATTTTTTTGTGCCTGAGATACAGCCTTATCAGCACTGGAGAACCATTCGTCAGCAGCTTTTTCACGAAGGTCTGCAATCTTATCCTTAGCTTCCTTGAGTAACTTCACGGATTCAAGGAGCTTCTCTTTGACAGCCTGTAAAAACTTCTGACGATCATCGGACTTATTGGACTCATCTTCCATAGCATTAGAGATAAGGTCAATCTGACCACTGATACCAGCGTTGTCCCATTCGTCCTGCGTTACACGATGGGTTTCACCGTTAATCGTGGAACTAAGGAAATCGGCAAGTTTATCATTGAAAGCCACAGCAACTTCACGAGCACCAGACTGGATAATCTTTGTAGGCACCTGTCCACCCATCTGACGATAATCGCTACCATGGACTACGCCGCCAGCACCACCGTTAGCACTGGAGCTATTGCCAACATAGCCACCCTGACCGTCATACATTACTACGTGGTCGTTATCACCGTATACAATGATATCTCCCGGTTTAAGCTGACTGGAATCAAATGGAATAACCTTGTCACCTGCATCGGATACCAGTCGAGGAACATTAACTACGCCATCTGCAAATTCCTGTGATAAGAACTGGTTCTGCATTGCATTACCAATTTTAACTACGGCTTCAACACAGGCTTCTGTACCATTAGCCAAGGTCTGACCAAGGAATCCTTCGACAGCCGCATTGATTTCTTCAACGGAAGTCTCAGCACCAGACATCTTGATTACATTGGTATCAAAGAGCTGACTATTGACTTCATTGATATGAGATTCAGTCTTACCTTGTTCAACCTGCATATCGGCTATAGCTTTCTTATACAAGTCATTGCGTTTCTTTGCACTGTCTAAGGTAGTACCTTGATTCTTCTCAATGCGATTCAATGATTTTAACTGGTCATTTAGCTTTGACTCAATGTTCTTCATGCGGTTAGAAATGGAGATAACAACTGGATCCTTTTCCTTTTGCTTTTGAACACGCGGTTCACGGGAAGACTTGGATTTTTCTTCTGAAGGTTGTACTATGTCACCACCGCCAGCAGAGGTGCGAACACCGCCATTACCGTCAAGCTGTTTAAGAGTTTCAATATTATTTTTAATTTCATCCATCTGACCCTTAAAGTGAGCATCCTGCATATTCATCATGGTGTCTTTTTGATACTGGTCCTCATTGTATATCTTGTCGTTTAAGACATCCATGCGAGCTTTGGCTTCTTTTAACTGACGTTCTTCAAAGGCGGTTCTATTTTCCTTCTGTTCAAGCTCCCACACTTTATCATTGAGATTATCATACTCATGTTGATAAGCATTTTCGTTGATACGCGACCACCATAACTGAACTTTTCCTAACGCAATAGTTGCACTTTCGAGGGCAGATAAAGCATCAATTTTCTTTTCAATATTTTCAACAAATTCCTGTCTGTCCCTCTGATATTCTTCTATCATTGTCGCAGTATCAGCTTTGAGTTGTTTTGTATATTCTTCAATAGCCTGTTTTTCGTTTTCAGCAGCAGTTATTTTTTGCTCAGTTGTTTTGTGGAACACCTGATATTCTTCTTCTGCTGCCGCAGCTACGTCTTGGCTATTTTTGATACGTTCAATAGCTCCTTGATTTAACTGTGCAGATAGCTTTTTCTCGGTTTCTTCAATATCTTTACTGAGATTAGCTTGTTTTTCAGCAGTAAGAGTTTCATCTTTCTGGGCTTGCATAAGAGCTACATAAGAGCTAGTCAGAGCATGAACGAATTCATCCTGTTCTTTGTAGATTTCTATAGCGGCAGACTGTTGCTCAAGTTCTAATACCTTTTGGTTACCAAATTGCTGTGCCGCAGATGTAGCCTCAAAATAAGATGCTGTTAATTCTGCTAAAGCAACTATAGCAATACCGACAACGCTTTCGATTAACAATGTCTTAGCAGAAATATCTAATTTTCTCAGCTCTACATTTAATCTATTTACACCGACAGCACCGCCTTCTCCAGCGGCTCCAACAGCACCTTCGGCAACGGCGAGTCCAGTCATTCCGCCTGTCGCCATTGTTGCGTTACGTCCAGCTTGTCTTTCTGCTGTTGAGAGAATACGCTGACCATCTGCACTATATATAGCAACTGAACCAGTACGTTCTTCTGCCATAGCTAAAGAGTTAACTTCGCTTGCAGATGTAGCCGCCGCAACACCTATAGCTTCTTCTGATGCAACTGTAGAAGCCATAGCTTCGTTGAATGACATACGGTAAGATTGGATAACATTGGAAATATATTTCCATACTTTATGAACGCCCCATAAAGCACCTGCAAATTCTAATGTAGTGGATATGACTTTCCACGTTGTAGAATCCAAATTATTTAACCATGTTAATAATCCGTTTCCTAGTTCAAGGAAGTTTTTAATAAACTCGGATATGCCACCGCTACCACCGTTTGCAATAATACCAGTAATATTATCTTTGAAAGATTGCCATTTTCTAGCTACAGTATCTAACTGCTCGGCAACCTGTTCGTTTGTAAATCCCTGAGAATTAATTGCTAATTCCCAGTTGTTAATGATTTCCTTATAATCTGACAGCATAGCTGCCACCTTTGCCCACTGGAACTTCAATTATCTGTTATCCGTTTTATTATAAAATAAAACGAGACAGGTCATTTCTGCCTGTCTCTCACATTTTATTTAATTAGGCTATTTTGTGAGTTCGGACTGTACATTCACTCTTTTACCATGTGGCAGTCAGAGGGCTATTTGCAGTCTCTAGGGTTTCACATCTCGTCTTCTTTTTTTAATCTCCATACAGCTATTTTATAACACGCGAAGAATCCACCAGTACATATAAGCCACTGAGCGAATATTGAATATTGCTTATCAAGTAACGCTCCTATGGCACATAGCGTGTATACTGCATAGAGGAAGCCAGTGACGATACAGGCTTGTTTTAGTCCGATTAAAAAGTTAATGACACCGAATATAATTGCAAATAAGAAGAAGAACATAACAAACCCTCCTTTGTGTTTTACCACGGTCTTGTCCTGCCTATAGGATTTTAACCGTTATTAAAGCGTTCTAGTAATGTATTTCTACATCACGCGGCAAGTTTACGTCTACCGCCAGAAATTGCGAGCAAAGTTTTTTGGATATCGTTGTTTGTATACTTGGTTTGGATTGCTATATCAAGGATTACCTGTTGTATATCACGGAATCTTTCAACGCCATCCTCGCCAACTTCTTTAACTTTTATACCAATCTTATCTAACTCTTTAACTGCTTTATCACTTCTAATAGATGCAATAAATGTTTTCAACATTGTACCAATAGCCGAGCCTGATAAAGCTGTAGAACGCGTTGCTTGTGCTATCAATGCGTTTAAGAATTCAAAACTCATACCTGCTTGGTGTGCTACAGAACCGCTTCGTTCAACTGCGGCTGCAAGGTCCTGTGCAGTTACACCTGCATTATGTGATAACTTGGTATAAACATCAATGATACGATTAGAATAAGCTAATGCTTCAGCAGTGGAATGTGCTTGCATACCAAACTGGAACATAGCTGCCTCAACAGCTTTCGTAGATTCTTCCATCGAGAAGTTATCTGCCACTGCGAGTTTTGCGGATTGAGCTGTAAGTAAGTTTACAGTTTCTCTTTCCTTATACATACGTCCCCAGAGTCTTGCGGATTCAATAATATCACTATTGGATACACCGTACTTGGCTCCAATGTTAATCATCCGTCTCTGTTGGTCTTCGTAGGTAGCTTTTTGCATTTCCTTATCTATAGAGCGATTATTCATAAGGGCTTCTATAGGGTCAATACTTAACGGTTCTCCAAGGCTAGGCATTACAGTTCTCAGATTAGCCATATTTTCTTCAAACTCTTTAATAGCTTCGCCAGCCCTACCTAAGAAGTCGTATGTTTCATAGAATCCGAAGGCTCCACCTATCCAACGAAGTTTATGTTCCCAACCTTTTGTAAGGTTATCAGGGTTAAGCAACTTCATTTTACGGTTAATTATATCGGCTTCCCTTTGAGCCTTCCTTAATTCAACCTCGGTTTCTTTGATATATTTTTTTATACCAACATTACCGGGGTTTCTTCTAATTAAACTATAAGCTCTCTCTAAAGAACCTGTCAAGGCATTAACTTTTTCATTTGCAGTAGAAAAATATTGATCCTTCCAAGCATCGAGATTACGCATACTATTTCTGGTGTTTATCTCTTTGGCACTCATACCAGCAAACGGGATAATCTGTAGTTTTTCCTTTTCCCCTCCGAGTTCCTCATACTCTCTCTTGAGCTTTTCAAGTTTAGCTACAGAGTTATCAACGTATTTCTGAGTGACCATTTCTCCACGCTCAAGCAATGCGTTTTGTCTTGCGATTTCCTCATTGTACTGTCCTTGTATAGTAAGGAGTCGCTGAGTGTGGTCGTTAGCCTTAGTGTTCTCAGGGATAAGTTCATTGAGTCTGTTACGATTACCTACGTTCCACTGACGATAATACCCAAGTGCATTAGGGTTTACACCGTACATAGCAAGAGCTTTGAACGTATCGGCTTCCTCATAGTCATTCTTAAGAGCCTGTCTGTCACTTGGTTTTGTCTGTGACTCAACGGCAAGCTGATAATCTTTCTTGAGTTGGTTCAGTTTACCAAGGAGTTTATTAACAGCTTCTTGCTGTTTATCAAGTTCTTTTGTAGCTTGTTTTTCAGCAGCTATAATTTCATTCCAAGCATCTTTGTGGTCTTTAGTGTTATTTTTAATACGTATCTGCTCATCATTGTACCACTTATCGGCAAGACTTACATTGTTCTTATTCTGATTTCCAAGGTCCTTCTGGAGTTTAGCCTCGTCTTTTTCTTTCTGTTTATTTTGAATCCTAGATAAAGCAAAACGAACTTTGGTTTCATACTCAAGAACTCTCTGACGTACCTTGGCTTCGTCATTGCTTTCCATGATAAGCCGTGCCTGATTAATGATTCTACGACGATTAGCAACTTTCTCAGCAGAAGCAATCTCGGCTTTTTCGCGTTCAGCAAGGTCAAGCTGATATTGCTTTGCTACGGTAAGGTTATTCTTTGCGGCAGTGGCATTACGTTCAAGGTTCATGTTTCTGAACTGTAGTTTTTGTAATTGCTCCTCAGTGCCGTTCCATTGTCCGTCATTATAAGCCTCAAGCAAACTACGAATACGCTGACGTTGCTTAGAAATTTTCTCTGGTTTTCCGCTCCACACTGCATCGTATTCTTCGTTCCAGTTCAGTGGTTTCTTCTGTTTTCCTCCACCGCCACCTTTTGCAGTGACCTGACCTTCGATTTTAATGGTCTTCGTTGGGAGTCCATTGATTAACCTATGGGCTTCTTCGACAGCAGTTTTTAAACCACTAATATCACCTTCGATTTTAATGGTCTTCGGTTTGAGTTCGTCGCTCTTACCGTTCTTACGATAGTCAAGCATTTTTGACATATCGGCAAATGGTCTTACTGCGTCTACTACTTTATCAAAGTTCTTTCCTTTGATACCAAGTTTATCAATGGCATTATTATTGATAGCATTGATAAGCTGACCAAAAGCATGATTACCCTTGAAGTGCCTTGCAAGAGCACTCATCTTACCTTCGATATCAGTTGCCTTATTATATTCTTCAAAGAAAGCCTTGTAATCCTTGGTATAACTAGGAATTTTAAATGTATCACCCTTGGCAAATTCAGCGAACTTCTTACTGGATTTCATTGCTGATTGTGCTGCATTGACATAGTTCTTCCAAAGAGACCTATAGCTATCGCCCTTGGTTCCAGACTCTAAACCAATGTCAACAGTAACTTTTCTGTCGAGCTTCTTGAGTTGACTTAGAGAATTATTGATAGTCTTAACAAGACCAGTATTATTACCATTAATTTCTACTGTCTTATTACCAAGACCATTGATTAAAGTATGGGTCTGCTCCAGTAATACATTGAGTGCGGCAACGCTTGTGACAGCTTTACTCTTTGTAGGGTCACTGTCAAACATTTCTGACGTAGCTTTCTTTACCTTTTCCCCTTCGGCTGCAAGACTACCCAGTGAGGTCTTAATGCTTTCTGCAACTTTTTCAAGGCGTGATATTTGCTTGAAATCAATATCAAATGATAAAGGCTTGTTCTTTTTACCTTCGGCATTAATTGCATTACGTAACTGAGTAACCCTTGTTATGGCTTGTGCAAGGTCTTTAAAGTTCTTCGCAATAGTACCAGCGTTGGAAGCAATGTTTAAATCTATACGAGGTTTTTGTGCCATTATCTCACTTCCTTCTTATAACCCACCGAGTAAAGCATGAATAGCATCATCGCCTTCCAATGGTTTCTTTTCGCCTTTCAGTTCGCGTTCCATGGCTTCTGCGTTTTCATTCATGCCTTCCAGTAGGTCTTCTAATTGGTTAATCCGCATATTACCTATGTCTTCCATTGTCATGCTCGTGTTTTGAACGATGGAAGCGAACAGGTTTCTCCACTCGGTTTTTTCTTTTACATCACTTTTTTTTTAAACTGTGACATACCAAGGAATATCTCAAGGATTTCTTTGGCAATCTTCATGTCAAGCCATTCCTCGATTTCCTCTTTGGACTCACGGTAATCAAGAGCACACTCAATAATTTCAAGAAGTTCATCATGGAATCCATTGTCATAGCTAATGTTTCCGTCCTTGTCTTTTACTACCTCACCATCTTCAATGGTAGGAGCAAGGAGATACACTGTAAGATACTCAGGATTATACTTCTCTGTAAATGAAGTAACAATCTGCATATCCTTGAATCGCACAGAGAACACCTTGTGCTTCTTGTTATATCTATCTACAACTGTTTCATACATTGAAATAGTATTAGTTTCCATAATCATATCCTCCTAAAAAAAATAAGGGGGAGTTGCCTCCCCCAAGTTTATCAGAGCTTAGTAATAGTAATTACTGCAAAGTCATCGTGACCGTCGCCCGGATCGAGAATCTTTACGGTCAAGGTTGGAGTTGTAGCAGAATCACGAGCGGTCTCAATGGAGAACTCACCGTTAGCACGAACTCGTCTTGCATAGATATCAATCTGGTACTTGTTACCAGCAGCGTCCTCAGTGGTAAACATCCAGTTGAAGGAAGCAACCTCTGGCATTGCGTTCTTCAGCATCTCAGCGGATACTGCGGAAGCCTCGTCAGCCTTGAACCATACGGAATACTCACCGTCCATCATGGTTACATCGGAACCTACAGTGATATCACCAGTGGTGCTGATTGCAATCTTGTCGTTAGCAGCAGTAGTTACAACTTCAACATTGGAACCATCTGGAGCGATTACTGCAATTACCTCAACACCAGTTACGGATACACCAGTACCAACGATGCTAGTGGAATCCTTGGTAATCAAGGTACGATAGCTACGCTTGTTATTGGTAACCTTGGTATCAACCTTCTGAGAAATCTCAAGCTGAGACAACTTAAAGTCTGCATTGGTAATCTCGATAGTACCTTCCTTCTGAGAGATATAGGTATACAGTGGGAACAGACCGTCACCGCCATATACATCCTCAGTAGAAGTGGTTACATCCAACTTCATGCTCTGGGAAGTAGTACACTCCATAACCTTACCACTTACTGTCTTGAATACACCACTGCCGATACCATGAAGCAATACAGGGGTATTTAAAATGTTGTTTACGCTAGGCATTTATACATCATCCTTTCAGTGTTATTTATGAGCAATAAAAAAAGCAGTCCAAAAACTGCTAGATACTCACGTTGATATTAATGGGGTAAATATTAATCTATACTTGTACACAGCATGAATACCACTCGGTGTCTGCATTTCACTTCTGACTCTTTCATCAAAGTTGTCGTGCATCATATCAACCAATATTTTTCTTATTGCAGGGACGTTGTTTCTCATGCTTGAGTATATATCTATGTATAGATTTGAAAGATTGGCGAAGTCGTTATATGTACTCTGTGTATCTGCAATATATATTGCTATGAACGGTAAATTCTCAGGTTCATATCCTTCTGGCATAACGTCTTCGGTTCTTATTTTAGTTTCATAATCCTCGTCATCTACGACTTCAAGGAGGTCCTTTAGTTCTTCATTGTCCGCACACAAGGACCAGAGTGTGTCAACATATTCAAAAGAGGTCATGTAGGTACTTCTCCACCTCGTTAGCTATTTTATCGCTTATTTTATCGGCTTCTTTTTGTCTTATCAGTGGACCGCTTTGCCTATTATCAATGAAGTTATAACCGAGAGCCTCTGATATTCTAAGGGACCCCGGATGGGATACCTGTGGTTTACCATTAGCTAATCTACGCCGACTCTCAATTGGAAATGTTCCTTTTGCAACAGAAGAATGAGGAGTACCATCGATATCGGTATATCCACCGGGTCTTGAATAGATTCTTACTTCTCTATTAGTATCACGTTCTCTGCGATACTGTCTCATTTTCCTGTACTGTGTATACTCTTTACCATTTCTAGTAACCTTAATCTGCTGACGTTTTTTAACAGCATGACCATTACCATCAGTTATAAGAACATTTCTATAGGTTCCGCCTTTTCTGTAAGGGTTTTTTGAAGCGTACTGCTTCCAATAAATAGAGCGTTTAAAGTGGGCTCGTTGATAATTCAATGGAATTTCACGGTGCTGACTATCAAATAAACTTGTTAAGCCTTTGAGTAAACCGCTTCCGCTTCTATCGAATATACCGATACCCAAACCTTTACCAAACTCATCGGTCCACATACGCTGACCCCAAAAGGAAATCTGAATATAACTTCTATTACCAGTGCCACCCTTGATTTCTACCTTGTGGTCATATTCACCAGCATCATTAGGGTGGACAGCCATGGCTTTCAGTTTTAATCCCTTGGCTCTTTTTTCAAGAACCTCTTTGAGTTCAGTGTTAATCATTAAGCCGAGTTCATCAAATGATTTCATTCTCTCGCATCCTCACTTACTTGGATAACCCATACATCACGGTATTTATCCTTGGCGATATCGTCTATCTGGAAATTACCATCGTCTGACTTTATCCGTTGCATAGCTTTGATTCGAGGGTCAGGTTGTACGAAGAATTTACGTACAAGCTGTGGTTGAAAACCTGCATCATAGAAGAATATCCTTGAGCGAACATCTTCACAATATGCAGGAACCTGTTGAAGCACTGGAACTTCTTTGGTTCCAACTTTTCTATGGTTCTTATCCAGTACCTTTTCAATGCTGACAATATCAATGTGTGAGTTAATACGCTTACCTTGCATAGATACGCAGTCAGCACCGATCTGCTTTGCAACAATAATGAACTGGTCAGGGTTCTCGTGGTCAATGCGAGTAACCAAGTCTCCGTTGACAATCTTTGTACCCAGTGGTGTGATAATGTTTTTATGGTCAGAAATGGTGTATGGGTTCTGTGTCTTACCACGGCGAAGCATTAAACCAAGTTCAGTAAAGCCACGCTCACAATATAGTCTTTCCATTCTGTCGTCATAAAATTCCAATACGCTACTCACTGGATTTCAACTCCTCTCAACATTACCTTGATTTCTTCGGTGAATACGCCTTCGTCTGCAAGTGTAACCTTGATATCATAGTCATCACGCATCTTCCAACGCATGACACCGCCCATCTGCTTGATATTACAAGCGAGCATCCCACAGGCACGTTTGAGTTGTTCTGGTAATTCGTCGTATCCGCAGGTGTATGTTACTTGTAACTTCTTAGGAACCTTGCGGAACATTAACTCTCGTGGCATATGGAATGTGTAATACAATGAGTGGTCATCGTCGAACTCAAGGCAACTTACTGGTAATTCAATTTTTTGCTCACCGAAAATACTTTTGACATCCGCAATGATTTTATCAATTGAGATGCGAGGAAAGTGATTCAGCTTACCTCGGAGCTCATCGGATTTCCATTTAATTTCAGTGCGTTCAACGTATTTCTGTGGCAGAAAACTTACACCCTTATAGGCATTAATGAGAGTAGTTGCAGCTTCTACGTGATCCATTGTCACACCAGAAACCAGACCGCAGTACAACGGTATTTCACTCTCTTTTAAATAACTCATTTTACATAATCCTTTATAGCCTCTACATCTTCCTCTGGAACAGCAATCTTACCATCAATAACATTGATGAGCTTACCGTTTACAATGAAGCTAGTGTAGCGGCTGTCCTTTACTTCAAAGACATTCTTCTGTGGTTTCACCGCTTTAGCAGGTGCCTCCACAACTTCTTCTACCTTGTTCTCAAGGTCTTCTCTCTTTTTAGCCATCTACATTCTCCTTGTAATAAAAAGGAGGGGCAAGAAGCCCCTCATTAAACTTCCAGAGTCAACATGAAGTGAGCACCAGTCTGAGCACCGTGTACGATGTAGTTTGCAAAGTCAAGCACAAACTTATCAGTGAGCAGTGCATCGTTAGCCAGTGGGGTATCAGGGTTAGCTACCTCATAGGTTACTGGACCATCATTGAACATCCAAATCTTATCAATCATAGAAGTGTTGAGTGCAACAATCTTATGAGTGGTCTTGTTAGTGTCGCTGTCAAGAACTGGCTTAATGAATGGAGTCAATACGATTGGCAGGATACCCATTGGAGTATAGAAGCCCGGCACAGTAATGCCCGGAATTACCTCAACATCGATTGGTCTACGATAGAGGTCACGGTCCTGCTCCTGCTTAATCAGAATGTCATAGGTTGCAGGGTTCATGCAGATTACATCAGGGTAATTGCTGTAGTCAAGGCGAGCCATGAGGGAAGCAATCTTGGTAGTGAGTGCATCTGCAATCTTGGTGCCACCAGTGATTGGAGTAATATCAGTAATCTGATTCAGTACACCGCAGTAAGTCAGGTCATTATCAGTAGTACCACTGAGAGTACCAGTGCCGTTCCAGAAATCATTGGAGGTAGTACGAGCGAAGTCAACGAACATATCATTGTAATCCTTTGCAATCATGTCCTCGAAGGAACCATAATTCTCCTCCATCTTACGGTCGAAGAAGTCATAGCGAATACCAGTTGCATAAAGACGGGCAAACGCCTGAGACCAATTGTCACGGTCATAGTTTGCATTGAGGGTAGTTGGGCGATAAGAAGGATTTGCCGCAGTACCAAAGCCCTTACGTGGGTCAATAGCCTGAGTGTTCTGCGGAATAGCCTTCTGCTCATTCCATACGTGTGGATATCCAGATGCCTTGACACTGTTTACCTTGAAGGTCAGTGCAAAGTCACGCTTCAAATAATCTTTCAGTACGTGGTCAAAATCACCAACTACGAGAATATGACCCTCGTCATAAATCTGCATAGGATTGGCTGTAGCTTTATATAATTCTCTTGCCATTTATACATCATCCTTTCAATAAAAAAGACAGGGTAATTATGCCCTGCCGTTCTTTGCCTTTGCGATTGCCTTGAGCTTCTCAAAGTTGCTCATGGAACTTGCATTAATCTTTTCAATTTCTGCCTTGAGCTTTGCGTCTTTGTCATCTTCAAGGTTTGGATTCTCAGCAACCTGCTGACCAGCCTTTGGGGTTGGAATTACTGGCTGTGCAATGCCAGCCTTGATTTCCTCAAGCTCTGCCTTTACTTTCTCAAGCTCATCAGATGGGAGATTCTTAACACCCTCTGCGGATGCCTTGAGGTCATTAATAAACTGACCCTGTTCATCAAGCTGTGCCTTCATCTGCTCGAAGGATTCCTTGAGTTCTGCCATAGCACCAATAGCTTCCTTGAGTTCATCAAGAACTTCAGCGGATGCCTTCAGTTCCTCACTGATTCTGTTAATGTTTTCTGCCTGAACTTCATTTTCTGCCTTGATGAGTTCAGAGACTTCCTGCTTCATTTCCTTGTCCATTCGTTTATCACTCCTATTTGCTGCTATTTTCTCGATGAATGTCTGGGAGAACGCTGCTGTGCTGCTCCAAAGCATTGCACAACCTACGCCTTCAAACTCATCAATGTATTGAATGTTATTCTTGTCATCCTCATGGGTTGCTGTTGGATACATCTCAACACTAAAACCCAGAGCGTCCATTGCATTTACTGTTAGCTCTGCTAACCATGGATACTTCTCTTTCCAAAGAACAATCTCAGCCATGATATTGTCATCTTTAACCTTGATTTTTCTAAGGTAACCAATCGTTGTATTGCCATGCCCACTAAGAATTGCTTCAGAAGGAAGCCATTCTGCTTCAGGGAGAACACAGTTTAATGGCATACCTTCAAAGGTCTTACCACACTTCTCCACAGATTCAGGAGTAAACACAATAAAATAACCCCCTGCACCGCAAGGGGAACCTGTGCTTGCCTCGCCAACTTTAGCGATGCAACCAGTGATTATCATTTTATTCTTCTCTTTACTTAGAGATATATTACTAAGTGATGCTTTAATTGGGTCCACTTAATCACCACCCTTCTCACTCGTATCTTTAACTGTACCAACGCCATTGAATCCCCCGGCTATACCTAGATCTACGTTAATAGACGCAGTTTTCTCAGGGTATGTCATGTCGGCATAGTTACTATCACTGATGTTATATCCCATCTTTTCGCGGAACTCATTCTCTGTAATGGCACCGCGATAGTATTCCTCAATCATTCTCTTGGACTTCATAGACTTCAATGATTCAGAATCCTCGTACATCAGACGGAACCTCAGTATACCTTCAAAGCCCAACTTCTTTATAACATATGTATTAATCAAGTTTTCATACATATTTGCATAAGGCTTAATAAGGTCTTGCATTACGATGTTCTCTTGGTCTTCACCAGTTGAACGGTCATTGGCTATCATTATGCCCAACTTTTCAGGTGGTAATCCAAAAGCTACACCGATGATAGTAGTAAGGAATTCCTGCCATTTTAAATAGGACATCTCACCGAGACCAGAACGAATCTGCTTGGTTTCAATTTCAGTACCATTGATAACAGGGATACGTCCTGTCCCCTCAATTTCCTCTTTGAAATACTGGATGAACCTTTCTCTTTCATCTGCACTTACATCGAGCAGGTCAATGATATAATCTGCTGTGTTGTTGGTAGCCTTGGTATTACTCTGACTTAACGCATCAAGATAATACTTGATATAGTTATACGCACACATCACCGGGCTTAAACCGTAAGGTTGATAGGTAAAGTATGAACGCTGTAAGTATGCAACTTCATTCGCTGTAAAGTATTTGTTCCCATCGGTCTGCTGTTGAACATACCGAGCTGCATTAGGATCAGAGTAATCATAAGGAACAACGTGTTTAATTGTTGCCCCATCGATTGGGTAAAGGTACAGTGGGTGACTAGGGTCATCTGCCTGTGCTACTTCAACTGTAAGTGCATCGAGAACCAGTGCATCATCGAAGATTCTCTTAACAAACGATTCTCTCCTATCGATTACATTAGGGTTCTCTATAATGTTTTTCACTACTGCTATCTGCCTTGTACACTTGCCACGCCCACCGATTACCTCGATAACATAGTCCTGCCTTGCCAGAGCATCTTGTACTATGGTAATGGCTTTGCGTACAATAGGTTCTCTGGAGAAATTTCTTAACTGAATTACCGAAGGGTTCTTTGGTAAGACAGTCTTTCTTTTTACATCCTTTGGTAACCAAGACATATATCTATCTGTAGGTAGAAGTTTCATTTCTGGCGGAGCAAGAACAGAGGCTAGATATTTTCTTACATTGCTAAACAATTTCTCACCCCTCTCTGTTTTTGCTTTCATATATAATGTCAAAAATGTGGGAAAAATATTCCATTATTTTTTCATTGATTACTGTAATACCAATGCTTAACGTTACTTCAGTAAGCTACCAAGTTTGCTGATAAAGGAGTTATTGTCCTTATCCTTTTCTCCAATGGAACCAAAGCCAAACTTATTGTTACCATTGAGAAGCAGTTCCCTCATGCACATCGCAAGGGTATCTGGGGCATCATCGTGTCCCTTTGGATAATTCTTTAACTGTCCAAGGAGAATCTTTTGCGACTCCTTGAATTTAATATATCCATTCTTTATATGTGGAACTAAGCTCTCAATACGGCTTGACTTCTTATCACCAGTGGTATGACATACTTCCACCCAGTCGATGTAGATACCAGCGTTTACCATGTCACGCTGTAAGGTACTAGCAAAGAACGACTGGAACTGATTGGTCTCAACAATAACCTTCGGGTGATACTTATAGTATTTGGCTATGATATTCTTTGCATCTTCAATGAGTCTATCTGGGCTTCTTCGTTGTGCATCCGCTTCTAATACATAGAAGTAACCATTCTTTGCCCGTGCTACCGCGAGAACTACACTGTAGTCATTGTTCCTCTTTTTCTTAGCAGCAGGGTCAATAGCGATAACAACTTCCTTTATCTCCGGTTCATCAATGTAGAAATTGTCTTCAAGCCAAGCTGTTTTGAATACACGGGTCTTCTCTGTCTGTGGATCATTCATATACTCAGAAGCAAAGCCTTCCTCACTGGCAATCCTACGTTCCATTAAATGCTTGTACATATCAGGACGCTGACCTTCCCATAGGACCTCAGTGCCTTTCAGCATTTCATCTTTGTGTTCTTTATAGAAAGCCACACTGTCTTCATATGCGGTATCACCACGTTCAAGGTCAGTAATAATGTCTTCCCACTCTAACCACAAAGGACTCTCGGAAAACTTAATGACAGCTTGGAATCTCTTGCGTGTCCATGAACTGTAGTTACTCTTGGTAAGCATATGATACAGTAGACTTTCATAGGAAAGCACTGTGCCAATGTAAAAGAAGTCTACTGTCGGACAACCTACTGGCATAACATCGGATTCAAACCATGTTTCCAGTGCGTCAGTCTGTGCTACGCTCTTGACCTGCTCCGGGGTCTCAAGGTCATCAAGGATAACAGTGTCAGGACGTGTGCCATTAAAGTTCAAACCACGGAGCTGTGTCCCTGCTGACTTGCTTGTAATGAACACTTTGTTGGTTGTAAAGAGTTCAGTGTTGTTCCACATATCCTCACTCTTGAGTGAACCAAAGTCTGCACGAATTTTTTCATTGTATTCCAATGTATTGCGAATGTTTATCAAGAATTGCTTTGCAACTGTTGTAGTTGCAGAGATAATTACAATAAACTTCTTATAGTTGTACACTGTAAGCCAGATGACATAAGCATAGGTTGTCAAGGTAGACTTAGCGTGACCACGGGGTGCAGCTACTACAGTACGGGTTTCTTCATCGGTATGGTTAAGGGTAATATCAGTGAGTTTATCAATGAGCCATCCATGGAACTCGGTACTCCATGAGCTAGGGAAAAGAGTCTGAGAGGTAATACTCACAGAACAACTTGAAGTCCGTAGCACACTTGTCTTTCATGGAACCAGTGGTAGCATCCTTACGTAATTTGTTACCAAAGATTTCTCTCATTATCTCAGACATTATGCCACCTCGTATTTCTCTATATGCTCACATAACTTCCAATAGCGTTCATCAGAAAAGAATGGTTGAGCGTGATACCATGTCTGCATATGCTGACGTAACTTACTTCCGTTGCACTCCTTACAAGCAGGAACAATATTACCAATTAAATCAACCTTGTCTGGGTCTGTCTTTGCAAGGGTATTCTGCGGAATGATATGTTCAGGAATGAGTATACCCTTTTTGCCACAGTAAGCACAAGAATTGTTAAACTCTTTCTTTATTTTCTCCCACTCAACTGAATTACCGAATACTCCATTGAGTGACACCAGATGTCCCCGTGGGTTGACAGTGATAATCCCTGTTTCCAGTCCTGCTACTAATTCCTGCAATGCTTCCATTGGTATGTTCATTAAAATCCATTCTCTTACAGTGATACTTATACTGTCACTATAGGGAACTTTCACTCCAAACCAGTCACCTATCTGGTCATAGAATGTACGTACACGGTCAATGCCAGTACACTGCTTCCATCGGGTGACAAGGTTTTCAAAGGTATAGCGTGGATTGACACATGGTTTCACTACGCCGGACTGTGTAAGTAGTATCTGTAATTCCTTGATGGTTTCCGTCTGTTTGTTAATGGTATCAATGAGTCCATTGGTTATTCCATTCTCAAACATAGACAGGTACTCAAGTTTCTTATGTAACGCATAGCTTCCCGTGAATCCCATAGTAACAAGAAAAAAACCGTCACGACCCATAAGGTACTGACGGTATTCTCTGCCTCGCAAGGTGTATGTACTCTCAACAAATAGCTGCGAAGTCACCTTGCGATTGTTTATTGTTTTAATGATGTTATCAATGGCAGACAGCACGTGTTTATGCTGCTTGCCGAAGTCTTCTGCTATATCCACACTGGATACAACGGTATCAGTATTACTCATCGGTTCTTCGCATTAAATATCTCCTTTTTAGCTTCTCTACGGTCATCCCGTTCTTTTACGTGTCTACGCAGGTCCTTACCACGTTTAATATGGCGAGGTCTACGTTCCTTTTCTGCGAGCGACATAATCAGTCAACGTTAGCATTGCTATTCAATTTCTTAACAATGCTATTCACAATTTCCATCTCGTCTTCACAGATAGTCGTGGACTGACTGTCACGCTCTGCTACTTCCTTGATATACTCAAGTTCAAGAGATGTGAAATCATTGTTGTAACCTTCGGTTGAAATCTCGAACTCATGTGGTTCGCCCAGCTTATGCCAAGCACCATCAACGTAGAATTCATTGACAGACACGGTAAAAGTACCAGTACCAGTAGCGGTTACAACGCCATTCATTTTTACATTGTCATTAGTGTTAATCATTTAATTCATCCTTCCTATACATTGCTTGGAGCAATAGTCTTAAGGGTTTCACAGAGTATCGGGTCTTCACGTAGGACTGCCTTGATTTCCTCATAGTCTTCAGGTTTAACCTTGGTACTTATGATTGCCATGATGGTTTCCATTGCTTTAGCAACGGTTTCATACTTATACACCTTCTCCTGCATCTCTCCAATGCTTGCAGATAGTGTCTGTATACGTAAACCAATTTTATCAAGGGAGCCTACGAGCTGACTTAGTTCACTCATCTTACATTTCATAGGGTCCTTATTGATTTCATCAAGGCGAACCTGTAGAGTCTCAAGGGTACTCTGCATGGTTTCAAGGAGTGTACAGTTTACATTGTATGTATTGACTGCCTCCATTTCAGATGTAGCTTCTATCGTTCCACCAAGTCCATGCTTTGCACACCAACGTACTATACTGTTGTAAGACAGGATATAACCATTGGGTGTCAGTTTATTTTCATTGATATACTCTGCTATCGCACGGTAACTATGTCCCTTCAAACGCATCTCACGGACAACCGATGTAAGATTGTATTGGTCTATCAATGAGATTCCCGGTCCCTCAAAGTGTGGACTCGTAGGTGTAGCTATGCGTGGCTTGATTGGTTTTGGATTTGGATTACCTTTTGCCATATAGTCTCCTTTCTATAGTATTACAATGTATTTCTATGGTTTCCCTTAGTTCCTTCTATAGTATTACTATGTATATCCTTAGTTCCTCTATAGTGTTCCTATGGTTGAGCCATGGATACTATACTCTTTGAACTTGCTTCGCAAGTTATCCTCCTTCGGAGGATATAGTTTAATCATGGGAAGGTTTAGTTCTTTATAGTTCCTATGTTTTTAGCTATAGAATTTTCTATAGTTTAAACATAGAGTTCCATAGTATTACAATGTATAACAATGTATTACTATAGAATAACTAAGTAATAACTAAACATCCATGAAGACAGACTGTTCCTCCACTTCTACTTTTTCTTTTCTTCTTTTTACTCAGAAGAAAATCAGGGAGAAAAAGCTAGCCTTACTGAGTCTGTCCATAGCGTTCCCTGATACTATAGCTATGACATACGACTCCAAAAAGAAAAGAAGAAAAAAGTGTCTTCACATATAATGTCAAAAATCCCGGAAAAATATTCCATAAATTTTGGAATAATTTTATTTCGGGTAAGAAAAATGCACCCCGTTGATATTAACGTAGGGTGCTTTTGTATTTTGTTGGAATTCCAACATTATCCCATTGTTTGTTTCGTTGGCATTGGATGACGGTGTTTAAGCAAAGTTTTGAACTGTGTGAACGTGGGATAACTGAGTCAAGCCCCCGTGTGTTAAAAAAAGTTGCCCGCTATTGGTACAGCAAAACGCACCCCAGTAGGCTTTATAGCCATAAAGTCAACATTTTTTCAAAAAATTTTCCAGCAACCATTTTACAGTTTTTGACTTTTGGTGTGTAGTGAGGTCACAGCAAGCCCGACGGGGCAGGGCTGAAGTCATAAGAGAATATTAATAAACAGTACAAGAAAGGATGATTATTATGACTACTCAGAATACTCAGAACAACACTCAGATTACCCTTACTCAGGAGATGCTTCAGAGTCTTATCTCTAATGCAGTCGTTCAGGCTATCAATGCCACCAAGAAGCCTAGTGCTAGAAAAGCCAATACTAGAGCTACTGTTAAGCTCGGTGCTGATGGCTTACTGGCAGAATTGGCAAAACTGGGTATCGAGCCTAAAACCGATGTATGGCTCTATACTGCAAAATCCGGCCGTACTACACTGTTCTGTCAGTTTAGTAAAACTGAGTCAGCAGAATTGGACTTCATGGGTTCTATCGGATTTGAGTCATGGGCAAACAAGGACAGTAAGCGTGATATGTGGCAGGGCGGTCGCATCGTAAGGTTATACGCTGATGTACCAGAAGGTGCAGAAGGCAACTATGAAGCGTTCAGGCGGTAAGCCACAGACCAACAAAGAAGCCGCACTCCTACGGGGGTGCGGTTTTAATTTGCCCTTATTTATCTAGTGCTAAAGCAGAGCATGGTCAAAGAAACACCAAGGAGGTATCACTATGTACCCAAGAACACAGCAGGAACGCATTAGGATAATCCAACGTCACTACCCTGCTCCTACTACTGACCTTCCAATATGTGACGATGATATAGCCCCAGAAAACTTCGGGGACGACTGTTTTGACGAGGAGGAAGATGATTATGACTGCGATGATTAATGGATACCAAGTCGAACTGCGTAATCAAGGCATACACGCAGTATGGTGTGTATATTCCAAACGCACTCCAAGACGTAATGCAGGGAGTAACCTTGTGTTACAGATTAGTACCAACAAGTATGATGGTGTTCCACTGGTATTAAGCCGTGGTCAGCAGATAAACAAGTTAACCAATATCATAAGGAGGGTATTGCCATGTTAGATGCTTATAAGATACTTATCTTAATCATTGTCCTGTATAGTATTATACAGGCTTACCATGAGTGCTGGGACAAGTGTTATGGGTGGTTAGGGATATCTATGTCACTCATAGTCTACGGTATATTCTGTCTTGGTATGTAGGAGGTGTTACCGTGAGTTCGTATGAAATTCTCTGTTCCGCCGATGCGGTACAGTTATTATCATTAGCGTACTGTGTATTAATGTTAGTATTTGCCACGGTTATATCTGTGGCATTTTTTAGTGGACACAATAAATTCGGTAGAAGATTATTGTATTCCTACTGTATTACATTATTTGCCATTGTAATAATCGGTAAATGTCTGTAGAGAGAAAGGAAAATAAAAAATGGAAAATAAAAAAGAAATTATACGGCGACTGGAAAACAGTTACCGTGCCACCCGTGAAGACATTGATGCACTGGTTTACTATGAAACCGAGAATCACGATGAGTTCGTTGATGTCTATAGCTACTGTCGTAGTCAAAGCAAGCCATGGATTACGGTGGATGTAAGTTGTGACAGCGGAATCGCCATGATTTATGACGTGGCGAAAGCAGTAATGCACAATTTATAGAAAATGAAAAAATTCACGGTTTCCAAGTTCTATTGGTGTATATCAATAGAAAATGAAAATTTTTGACACTAGGAAGTTCTATTGGTAGAGAGGAGGATACCATTATGGAAGCCACAGTAAAAAATAATTACAGCCGTTGGAATTATCTTGAAATCAAAAAGGAGTCTGATGCTTTTGAGCAGATGCTCCTTGAATACTGGGAGCGACTGGAAAAGGCAAGGGAAAGCTATATCCTGCTCAAGAACAGGAATAAGCTGTAGATAAAAAATAGAAAATATCGCCATTTTTACCGGTGATAGATTATGAATTCGTTTGTAAATACTTACGGATTCATTTTAGTTTCACGGTAAATATCGAGCGATAATAAAAATTAACTTGTTATCATATATGCAAATGTGTTATCGTATATGTACGCTAACACGGTGTTATTGTGAAAGGGTGGTCTTATGAATAAATACTATGTTGTGATGTTGAAAGAAAATGAAAAACATAATCAGGTGTGTGGAACTGAAAGACAGTTTCTTGTACACAACTGGCGTAATCTGTTGGAAAAATTTAACCGCCTGAAGAACTACAAGGGTGACATTGGACAGTTAAAAGGCATACAGCGTATGGAAGTATATACATTTAGCAATTTTTTTGATGACAGGACATTCCGTTTAATAGCAACGGAATACTAATGCCCTGTTGTTATCGTAAATGTAAAACTGTTATCGAGGAGGATAAAAAATGAAAAAAGATGAAAGAATTAAGTTGTTTGCGAAACAAATCAATTGGGCGTTGAAGACTTATTTTAACAATGCCCCAGACAATAGGGATATTTTGTCAAACGACATTTCCGAGTTCTGCCGGAGAATGGCAGAGGATAACTATGAAAGCAAGAAGGAACTCCGCGAGTTATTCAGCAAATCCCCTTCTTATAACGAGGAGTGGGATTACATTCTCATAAATGGCAATAGAACTCATGAACCAGACTGGGGTACAGTAATGGAAGATACGATTGAATTACTTCAAATGAACGAAAAAGGTAATTACTTCCTTGCTAACTGTTATATTCGTGACCTAATAGATGGGTTACGAGGTATAGAAACTGAAGAAGCCTATGCTATCGAAAAGATGGCAATGGTAGACGATAAAATCTACCATAAAGGCAAGAAGATTTCTAAAATGCTGCGAGCATTGTTTGTAGCATTAGAGTTAGATAAAGTTCCAGACTTCGAAGCTAGGTACGCAAAGATAGCAGATGAATGTAACAGTAGAAAAATTGATTTTAAATATATTTTGTCTACTAACCCTGCTTTCCAAATCACGATGTCTAACCCTCAAAGTGACAATAGAGGTACGATGTTACAGTCGTGCCATTCGTTGAATAGCGGTTATGAGTACCAAAATGGTTGTAGCGGTTATGCCCGTGATGAGTATAGCTTCATCACGTTTATACCATCAGTATTCGATGATAAGGAAACTTGGGTAAATAGGAAAACAATGAGGCAAATGTTCATGTATAAGCCTTACAATGGTGTTCTTATTCAGTCACGCTTATACGATGCAAGCGGTGGTTTGTATGGAGATCAGGGTGAGGTTATGAAAATTTATCGTGACCTCGTACAGCGTGAAATTTCCTTGTGTGAAAATGAGGTTAACTCTTGGAATACTAAGAAGTATAACCATCATGACATCGATGATTTTCACCTTGGTGTAGGCGAAGGTTTCGGGGGATATCCCGACTGGAGATATAGTAGTGATTTCGATATCCGTCAGTCAATAAGAAAAGGAAAAACTGATTTTGTGAAGTACAAGGCAGGTGCTCGTGGTCGTTGCATGGCTTGCGGTGAGTTAACAAATGAAGGCGACAATGTATTCTGCGAAGAATGTGGTGGCGGCTACCGCTGTGAAGAATGTAATGAACATTTTAATGAAGATGACCTGTACTATGTTCACGACAGAGATGGTAACGAAATACAAGTTTGCTATGACTGCCGTTGTGACAGTTATTGTTACTGTGATGGTTGTGACGAATACCATCACATTGATAATTGCACTCAAATCGGTGATTACTGGTACTGCGATGACTGTCGTGATAGAAACTTCTTCAAGTGTGATATCTGTGGCGACTGGGAGTCAAAAGAAGATAGGACTGAAACAGCAGATGATAAGGAAGTTTGTCAATATTGCCTTGAGGGTAACTACACTCGGTGTGATGAGTGCGGTGAATGGATAAAAGATAGTGATGTTGTGGAAACTGCTGATGGCAGTAACATTTGTGAAGACTGTATGGATAGATACTACTTTGAGTGCGAGGAGTGTGGTGAGATACACCCTAACGGTGAAAAAGTAGAAAAAGATGGGAAAGAACTTTGTGAAGACTGTGCAGGTAGCGAGGAGGAAATAGCATGAGAACACTTGATGAATACATTAAATTACCACAAAAGAAGTTATTTAAAGCAATAAAAAGCGATTTTCCTTCCGCAGTATATCGCAAGGATAAATACATTTTTATTCCCGGTGAAGCCCCTATTCTCCTTGTAAGTCACCTTGATACAGTGCATCACGATAATGTCACTGTTATCTGTAAGAGTGATGACGGTAATATTCTGATGTCCCCACAAGGAATTGGCGGCGATGACCGTTGTGGTGTCTACGGAATTATTAAGGCATACGAAAATGCCAATATAAAACCGTGGTTACTGTTTACTTGCGATGAGGAAATAGGAGGTGTCGGTGCTAGACAGTTTGCCAAAGATTTACCAATGAGAAAAGAATTAGAAAAAGTGAATCTCATTGTTGAACTCGATAGAAAAGGGAAAAACGATGCAGTTTACTACGAATGTGACTCTCCTGAACTTGAGAAATACATTACTTCCAAGGGATACAAGACTGAATGGGGAACATACAGTGATATCTGTGACATTGCCCCTGCACTCGGTGTAGCTGCTGTAAATCTCTCATGTGGATACTATAATGCCCACACACAGCATGAGTACATCAATGTAAAACACCTTGAAAAGACCATTGAAAAGGTTATTGAGATAGTCAATGAGTCCGCAGAACTTCCGCAGTTTGAATACAGAGAAATGTTCACATACAATAGCTGGGATTATCCCAGTAAAGGCTTCGACCCATCGCTTCTCAAAGGATTCCTTTTGGACTACTGGGATGAACTGTTGGACCTATACAGCGAGGAGGAATTAATAGAATACTGCGAAGCCTGTGGAATGGGTGCTATCACAGATTTATACTACGCAGAATTTATGGATTCAAAGGACCCAAAAGTTAATTACGGATATTAAGGAGGTATAAACATGGGTAACAGAGCGGTATTAACATTTGGAACAAAGGAAAATTATTTGAATAACGTAGGTATTTACCTGCATTGGAACGGTGGACCAAAGAGTGTTCAGGCATTTCTTACATACTGTAAGTTCAAGAATTATCCTACAGATAATTATGGAATCGCCAGACTTGCACAGGTAATAGGAAATTATTTCGGCGGTACATTGTCAATAGGTATTGATATTTGTAAGAACCTTGATTGTAACAACTGGGATAACGGTGTGTATTTCATTAAAGACTGGGAGGTTGTAGATAGTTTATACGATGATAACCGACGTACTGAGAATTACGATGTATTTGAGTTCCTATTAACCATTGACAGGTCAATGCCTAAACATGAACAGCTTGGAGAAGATGTTATAGCAGCAAAGTGGAAGGAGGAATAAACAATGGATAGAGATAGATACAAAACAGCATATCACCTAAAGAAAACCGATGAGGTTTACATCGGCGTCTTGTTCAATGATAACAAAATAAAATTCGTTACCGACACTGAAGGTCACTATGCCAAGTGGGAAGACGGTAAGGACGCAATACAGTTTACATTGGTCCACGCCGCCGACATTGTAAAAGGACTGTGCTTTAATGGATATCATGCGGTAATAGTCGATGCCTATTTCTTTGAACGGTTATGGAACCCAAAGGAAAAGGAGGTATAACAATGATAATATCACACGATACATTATCGCATTGCCTCAATGTCATAGTTTTTGAGGTAGATGGGAAAGTAGCCGTCGAAATTCGACAGGGTAACGACAAAAAGGAATATGTTTTCGAGGTGTATAAGCTACCGTATGACAATGAAAAAGATGTAATAAAGACGGTAAAAGTTCTGTACAAAAAAACTAAAAAAAAGACATATAGGAGATAAAATTATGAAATACATTATTAACAGTGCAAGTACATGGTGTGCTGATAATTTTTTGGATAAATATTCTGATATATTATCTGAATCCGGTTTTAAAATTCGGGTTTTGTCGGAAAATAATAAGGACAAAAGTGCAGTAATTATTACGATAAAATCCCTGAATGACTTAAAAAAACTAACAAGTGTCGTAGATAAAATCATAGTATACGATAGGGATTTAACTTACCCGGAATATCCAAGGATAACTATTTATGATGATTTTATGGAGTAAATGGAGGTGGAGTAATATGTGGGCATTGTTAACATTTGTAGATAATGAACATACTGTAGAGTTCTTTGATAACAAAGTTAAAGCTACAGATGCTTTTATCGCATGGATATATGACATGAAAGCACATCGAGGACTAATGCTTACTCGGTATGTTGTTCGAGGGATAGCAACTAACTATGTACAGTCAAGCGGTGCTAATCCTGAAGATTACCTTGAAGCAAGGTTAGTACAAGTAGAATCTGGTAAAAAATACAGTCACTAAGGAGGTGTGAACCATGGCAAAACTGTGTGATTACGAAGGTATAGACTTTGTAACAATAGATAATGGCAATATTATCTGGAACGGTTTTTTTTATGACAGCGATGGTTACATTGCTCTCACCGAATACTCACGGTTTGACATGAGTATAGATGAGTTCATCAATAAGTACAATCGTGACCCCGAACAGGCTTATGAACTGTACGGATGTCAGTTTACTCAGTACATAACAAAGGAAGGTGAAGATGAGAATACAAGAGAGTCAATGCACGACTTGTTTGACAGTTGGGTAAACGATGCTACCCCACTGGCTCCCGGAGATATAACAATGGATACCCCAAATGGGTTCTATGTGTTGAGAGAAAACAAAATAAGTATTGTAAGAGAATATACAAACGATGATACCACTTGGTATTTATTGGAAAACGATGGTAGAGCTTGTTTTTCAAGGGATAAAACTACTGACCCTGCTACTCTATCGTACATTGAATATACAGACCCACTACTTCAACATCTGTATCACTGTGTGATAACAAGTGATAATGATATGTGGTTTGTAGATACTAATCCATGGAATGATTATGGAATTATTCAGGAGGAATTTGAAAACAGAATAGATGCAATGATTGATAAGTATAGTCTTGAAGATGTAATTACAAAGAACGAAGATGATGCACTATACACTTTCTATGGTGACTTACAGAGTAGATTTAGTTGGGAGGTATAAATATGAAAATTAATGAACTCAATAATTTATGGGTAGCAGAAGCAAGTGATTTTAAGGTTCTTGTCGTTGCTCTTGACGAAGAAGAAGCATACGACATCGCAAGAGAATATTATTTTGACGCTGATATCGACAGTGATGATTTAGAAGTAGTTCAGTTTACCAAGGTTAGAACACAGTTTGACTGCGATTATGCAATAACAGGAGGTGTATAGACTATGGTTTACCCAGTATACTCAAAAGACTATGACATGACTTTTCTCATGGAAGAAAAAATTATTTCCACTGGTCCCACTGATGGCGAAGTAAGCCTTGAGGTTATAGGGTTTTACCTTGGCAAGCCAGACGGCGAAAAGATAGATGAATACTACGGAAAGAAATATTATACGGTTGATTATGATAAAAGAAACATGAAACCAAGATTTTGAGGAGGTATAGAAAATGAATAAGCAGGAATTCGAACTCAGATTAAAACTCAAACTAGAGAAAGACTCCCATAATGAGAAAATAGCAGCTATCAGAGAAGAAAAAGCATTAAAAGATGCAAATAATAGACTAGCGTCTAAAATAAAAGACATTGTAGATTATATCAGCATGGCTCAGTCATGTGAACTTCACAATATTTCATTAGATTCGGGATTAGTTGTTAAATATAAAACAGGTTGTTTTGTAGAAGGTAAATTCGGATTAATTTGCAAAGAGTTACCATTTTATCCTGTTAGGCAGTTTACAGGTATGGGAATATTTTTAAAACCACATAGATATGACTCAAAAAAATGCTTTATGGTTGATGTAAATGGAAATATAGCAGCTTACATAAGCTCAGGTTCATATAAAGCATATCCATTCTGTCCTACAAGCAGAGAGGTTAATGATTTTATTGATGCTTTTAACGAGTGGGAGCAGAAATTTGAAAGATTCTCTAAAATGGTTGGAATTTAAAGGGGGTTTTAGAAATGTGGATTGAAAAACTCAGTAATAAAGAGTTATTGCAAATGCACAAATCTGTAATAATAGAAGATACGAAAAATATTGATGTAACCAAAACATCAGAAGGAATATACATTACAGCCTATGAAAATTGTCCTTATGACGATGGCACTCCAGCATACGTACCAACACAATATTTATATACTGATTATGACTACGTTGATTACGACACCTCAGACCCAAATCACTGGGAGACGGCAGGTAGATACCGCCAATATATGACAAAGCGTTTCGGGTCAGAATACGTTCAGGCGATGGTTAAAAAGATGTTAAACGTAGATATAACGGAAGTCATAGGGAAGGAGTGAAATCAATGTTTGATGATTATCTTGAGGAGGTAAAAATTACTCGTACCTCCTCCACCTACGAACTCTATGGTCATGCGTTGAAAAACTTTCCAAACGGTGGAACACGTAATGAGATTTTAGGGTTTATAGAAAATGGAAATGTCAAGGATACTACAAAGAAGCTCTATCTTACTATCCTTGGTAATGCCCTTGATTTCTACAATAAAAAAACCAAGGATATATCAAGGTTAATCACTGGCTATCGTTGTAACAAGCCAGTTGAACCATGCCCTACCAACGAAGAAGTTGAAAAGGTATGGAACTCCTTGAGAAAGCCAAGGGACAAGGTAATCTTTGGACTCATGGCTTACAGCGGCTTACGAATATCGGAAGTCTGTGGGCTTACAGTTGATGATCTACTGCCAGACCATAAGATATTACTTCGTGATACGAAAGGGAAACAGGATGCAGTTGTTCCGGTGGTTCATCCACGAGTAATCACTGCAATGCGTGAGTACCTAAAGAAACGCCATAGTAGATACAAAGCATTGTTCTTGTCTTCTCATAAGGAACCAATAAAACTTGAAAGTATGAAAATGTTAATTACTAGACACTGTAGAAAATGTGGACTCCCCTACCATCCACATTCTTTCCGCAGATACTTTGGTAACACATTGTCCCGTGCAGGGGTTCCAGTACAGAATATCTGTGTAGCAATGAGGCATAAGAGCATTACAACTACAATGCGGTATCTTAACATTAATCAAGACGATGTAAGAAATACATTAGAAAGGGTGTATGCAAATGCGGAGTAATAAATACATTGAATACGCGAAACTGGAAATGAGAAATGATAAGTATGTGCGGTTCGTAGCAATGAGTTACTGCTACGGTAATATTCTTATATTCCAAGCAAGAGATATTCCAAAGGAACTCAGTGAGGGTGATGTTTGTGAATTGATTTACTCCTACAACGGAGGTGTTCCTCTGCTTTACAAGTGTAAGAAAGTAGATAATATCCCTGTTAGCAAGTGGTGCAGTGAAAGGACGGTGTCTAATGAGCAAATTGCATGATATTTTACTGCTTGCAGCAATAGCCGAAGCAAAGAAAGTAGTAATTCACCCACACATGAAAGTACGGTGGGTTGAGCCGATGTCAAAGTTTAACTATGTTCCGCAGAAAGATGACCTTGATAAACTGTATGAACAGACAGTAGATAAGGCTCATGCAGAAGCATTAGAACTCTATGATTTCACTACTGTTCACTGTAAGATTGCAGGTTTTACCTTTGTAATCGACTGGACAATAGTAAATGGAAAACTTCATGCAGATGTAGAACCGTTGGTAGGCTAGGTTAAACCTAGTCCTTTTTAGTATAAGGAGGTTTTAGAATGATTTGGATAGGAAACGCAAGAGACATTGAACTTACTGCACAGGAAGCATACAAGCTCACCGAGGCAGAGAAGATATACAAGGATGTTATCAAGGAAGTATTTTCGTACATCAATAAAAGTATTGATTGCAGTATTCGTGAATGGAAAAGGTTTAGTATAACTGTTAACTCAGGGGAACTCGGTAAGATTTTACAGCCACATGGTTTAGAGTTCCTTGTTGATAGAGTTATGAATGATATCAAAGAGAAGTATAAGCAACTTGGGTTTTATATAAAACCTACAAAGACTTCTTCGTTGTGTGAGGTAAAAGTATTTACAATCAGTTGGAGTAAACGTGACCTAGCAAGGTTAGAAAAGGCAGCATAAGGAGGGCTGACAATGAGAACGGATGAACTTGTAAAGGAATTGGAAAATGTTCAAGCATTGGTATGCAAGCATGAGCATAATGAATGTGACCATAATCGTTGTATGGCTTGTATTGGCGGTTATTATGGTGACGAGTGTGCTTTTGAAGTTGTAATAGACGCTATTTGGAAAATCAATGATTTAGATTTGCAGGAGGGCTAACAATGTATTACTGTGAAAGTTCGCTTGAAGCATATGACAGGCGTAATGCGAAAATATATTTAACAACAGGTTCACATAAGATAGAAATTGAACCATTTATGTCACCACAAAGGAACAGAGTTACTATAGATAGTTTTTTCACTGTCTATACAGTAACAAAATTCAAGGAATATAAAGAGCGTTTTGAGAATAACCTGTCTCTACGCAGGTATTTTAGTGAAGTAGAAAATGTAGAAAAAGCATTGAGAAGTAAACCGTTCTCTGTTGTACATAAGGAGGAATAAACAATGAAAAAGGTAGTTAGAGGTAATACATTTTGTGGCAATCCTATCAGTGAATACGGACAGAAGAACCATCGTGTAGACTATGCTACACTGGCGAAAGCATTTGATGCGGTGTTATGCAATGAGATAGTAAATGTTTCCCCTGCGAATATGTTCTTGTGGAACGGTTCTGATTATGATGAGGAGAACGAAAGAGACGTTGAAATCTACCAGTATTACATCATTAGTAATAGCGGTGCTGAGTTACTCAAATGGTGGACAGATGAAATCGTGTATTACAATAGCGAACTCGATGTTTATGTCTGGGGAGTAACTCACTGGGGCACTGGCTGGGACTATGTTCTCACGAATATAGAAGTTGAAAGAGATATGAATGTTAAAGAGTTAAGCAGAGCAAAGTTCTGGAGACTCAAGAGATACTACTACAAAAATGTATTGCTCCCACCAAACGCAGGTGTAACAACGAAAGAACTTGACAATGTAGATAAATATGTAACAGATGAGGAAATCATTAAATATTACGACGGAATAAAGTTTTATAACAGTGACTTTGTAGATGGCGGTATGTGGTATATGTAAGGAGGTATAGAAAATGATTGTATTCATTGAAAGATACTTACCTATCGAGGGGACATCATTTCACTACTGGGCGACAGTAATGAATACCGATGAGACCCCAGTTACATTTGAAAGTAAAAGAGAAGCTGAATCGTGGTTAAATGACCGTGGCTTTACAGTTGATAACAAAGAGTTCAGGCTGTTTGCATTGGGGGTGAACTGATATGAGATACATAATCAACAAAAGAATACAGATGGAAGACTGTGAATATTGGTCTTCTATGGTTAATAAAGATGGTATTGTAAAACTATTTAAATCCAAGGCAGAAGCAAGAAATTACCTGCACGATGCAGGGTATACCATTGATGATCCAAATGTAAAAATTATGGAGGTGCCTTAATATGTTATTCACTGGAACACGAAAACCAACAGGAAAGAAATTCTATTTTGAAATCGTTGATGCAAATGGCAATGTGGTAGGCACACGAAAAAGTTTCAGAAAATACGTGTCTGCTACAGTACACCTACATAAAGACACTAATAAAGTATGGAATATTACATACAGCACCAAGTTAAAAGCTACAAGCATGGGAATTCCCGGTGTTATTTCACTATTAGTACCAATTGAGGAGGTTGATTAGTATGGTATGGGCAGTTGCAGAAGCTATTGGTTACACTCCGATAACTACGTTCTGGGATGATTTCACCATCGCAGATCACTTTGGAAAAGATGCTATACAAGATACATACAACCGTGCTTTCGAAGCATGGAAAGGAGATTACAAGTACCTTACAGAGTTAGTTATGGTTTTAAACCATAAGATTTGGCAGCATTACCGTGCGAACAACACGGTATACTCTGAACTCTACGATAAGCTATGGAAAGAAGCAGATAACTATGCTATGGATAATTTAAAGGATGATGAACTTAGATACTTCTTGGAAGTTACTGATTAAAAGGAGTGATAGATAATGAAAACAGTAAATATATATAACTTTGCAGAGTTATCCGACGATGCAAAAAAGAAAGCTATTGGTAATTATCGTACAACATATGGTTTCAGTGCATTTGAATTGGAAGATTATATGGACAATGAGTTTGCAGATAGACTCGGAACATTAACAAATGAGTTCGGGTATAATTATAGTCTTAGTCATTGTCAGGGTGACGGTGTTTGCTTCTTTGGAGAAATTATTGGTAGTGATTTATATGCGTTAGCCAAACTTGTGTACAACGGTAACACGCCAAACAATATTGAGGAAGCAATAAAAAATGAAATGATAGATAAAGTTTCTTTTGACAAAGTAAATACTCATTATTGTCATAAGTACACAGTAGAAATTACAGTTCACTATCCATTAGATGTTGATGAGGAACTATCAGATAATGATTGTAATGCTATCATAAACTTTCAGAAAGCGATAACTGATTGGTATAGAGATACGTGTGATGAACTGGAGCACGGCGGTTATGATACCATTGAAAGACTTCAGAGTGATGATTTCATTGCTACTACATTAAGTGATGACGATGTTGAACATTATCTTGCCGACGGAACAAAGGTGTTATAAGGAGGAATTACTATGGGATTAGATATGTGGACAATGCTTGCAAAGAAAAGACATGAAAATACAAAGGCTACCTATGAAGACAGAGAGAAATTCACTGCCGATTGGTATGTAGAAGACGATGAGCATCACTATTGGCGTAAGAATCGTCATTTAAACAACTGGATGGCACAGAAATACTATAACCTCGGTGGTATAAGTGATGATTTTAATTGCTGTTACCTTGTTCTTACAGTGTATGATCTTAAAGAACTTCAGAATGATATAGAAAATGACACCGTTAAACAGATGGGTGAACATGGTTTCTTCTGGGGCGATGGAGATTATACATACAAAGAAACAGATTTGAAATTCTGCAAGGATGCCATGGCTGAGCTTGAAGAACTCGGAGATAACTATGCAATAATCTATACAAACTGGTGGTAAGAAGGAGGGATTGTAATGTATAGCTTAGACGCATTATCTAAAGATATTCATACTGTTTCCAAGGCAACTTGTAAACTTGTACTAGGTACTAACTCTGCTAATTCATTGCTTGTTCATATAAAAAACTATAAAAATCTCCTAAAAGAATTCGAGGAGAACAATGAAATTGTTGACATCTGTGTTTACCGTGACCTTTTCGAGGACCATGATGATGACGACAAGCCCATGTATTATGACAACCTCATGTATATCGGTGTAAGAAAAAGTGATGTTATTGAATGGCTGAGAGGAGATGACTTCGACGAATTTATGCAGGAATACACCGCTGATGACACAGATGGTCTTGTACAATACCTGCATGAAAATAACAAACCAATTTTGTTTGAAGATTTATCTTGAAAATCAATTTTAAACCGTGAAAACATATGAAGGCTAGCGATTTTCAATGTATGAACATGGACACACGATAGTTTATATTAGTCCAAAATTATCGATGTTGAAAATCGCTTCCTTTAAGAATTTTGGAGGGATAAAAAATGAAACATACAATAGATTACAAAGAGCGTGTTGAGATGGTTAGAGCTATGGATTTAATAGCACGGAATATCAATGATGAAGATGTATTTGACTATTGGTTAGCTTGTGGCGTTGCTGATGGTGATATAACGGAGAATACCACTGATAAAGATTTAAAATACTATTGCAATGACAATAGTTTCCGTGATTTGATGGACTGCTTCTTAGTGTGTATGAAAAATGCTTATAAGTCAGGTGGTTTATACTGTGACCATGTTGTAACTAAGGAGGTATAATTATGTTTACTATATATATTAACTCTTTTGATTTAAGAAGAATCATAAAGACTATCAAGGAAAAACCTGCTTTTAGCGGCGGTTATCTGTTTAGAGCCACAAGTGAGCCAATGCGAATAAACGATGAAACTTTTGTGGCAACACTGGACCTCATTGAACTCAGGGAAATGTGCTGTAGAGTTGCGTTGATAGGACGTGGCTGTATCGTAACAAAAGGTGTTGATGTTCCACTGAGAGACCTCGAATTCCTGCTTAATAACAAGTATGGAGAGGAAGTTGATAACACTAAAATTACAGTGAAGGTCGGCGATTACAATGTAACTATTGAGAAATACGATGTGGCAGAATATGAAGAACCTTGTCCACATTGTGGTGCTACGGTACTCGGTGTTACTGATAGCTCTCTCATTGCTACCTGCCCTGAGTGCGGTAAGGAGATAATGATTTGTTCTTTTTGTCCTACGCATTGTGGTGAGAGCGATAAAAAAATCTGTGAATCTTGTATGTTCTGTGGTATGGATTGTACCTTTGCTTGTAACGGTAATACTGGCGAAGGATGCCATATGAAACTCCGGGTAAAAAACATTAAGACATTCTAGTAAAAAAGGAAAATGCCCTCCTACGTAGTATATTATACGTAGGAGGGATAGTTGTGAATCAAATGTCGGACGATTTAATTGAATTGCGAAAAATCTTTTTCCAGTTTTATGATATATATAAAGCCAATACAATAAAACCTGTTAATGAAAAAGAAGAACTTGTATTCGATGGATTAAATTTATATTTTAGCAAATTAAATCCTTCAATAGAACTAAATAATGATGAAGTTTATAATTATTTTAGTGCTATTTTGCCTGTTCTACATAAATTAGGCAATCAGTATAAAGAAAAGTACATAAATGCTAATAATGAATATAAGAAAACATCAAGTGAATTATTCCATCTAGGTAGAAAAACAGGAAAAAAGGTTAGTATATATAATGAGCCTTTAAAGAGTTTAAAAGATAAACGGGATAGGTATGAAAAAATAACAGAAGCAATTAAAGTATTGCTATCTGAAAACAATGGATTACCTGAGTTTATCCTTAAGTATAGTTATTCAGAAATAGACGAAGTAGATTATCAGAATTTTTTTATATATGTAAATGAAGTACCATGTAAACGTGATGGACATAAACATGAACGTATATATGCAGGAATACCTATACTCTCCTTCGATGGCGAAAGAACA